AACTATCTGATTCTTTTAACCTATTCTCTACTTCCTCTAACCTTTCTAACACACCCTCTAACCACTCTATCGATCACAATCACGATCACGATCACGATTTTGACCTTTCTATTATTTAATTATTTACAGGGGACCGTAGGTCCCCTTGTACGAACCCTCCTATTTACAGGAGATAAAGGTCCCCCTTGTAAGAACCCTCCTATTTACAGTAGATAAAGGTCCCCTTGTAAGAATTATAATTTAACATATTAAATGGTGTAATAACACTTTTTTTACAATATTATTATGAAATAATACAATTTTGTAAAATATTATTTTTATTTTTTATATTAGGAATTGTTGTATTGTTTTTAACTAATTCAGGTTTAACAATATTTATTTTTGTTTGTGATTCATTTTCTTGAATAATTTGTTCTGATTCTTGGACAATTTGTGGTGTTTGTTTTAATTCTTGGACAATTTGTGGTGTTTGTTTTAATTCTTGGTCAATTTGTGGTATTTGTTCTGATTCTTGGTCAATTTGTGGTGTTTGTTCTAATTCTTGGACAATTTGTGGTATTTGTTCTGATTCTTGGTCAATGTGTGGTGTTTGTTCTGATTCATTTTCATTTTGCATGTTATAATGTAAATTATTTTCAAGATGAATTGGTTCAAAAATAACATTTAAATCTACATCTGCTGGTTGAGGTGTTTCTGTAATATATTGTTCAGAGTTAGATATAGAATCTTGTTGTATATTTTCAACAAATTGTATAAAACATTCGGATTGTAAAATACAATCATTATCAGAGTTATCACAAGAATTATCAAAAGAATTAACAGAATCAGAATCAGAATCCGAATAATGCGACATTAGTAATAATTATATTATATATTTATATAATTATTATGTATTTTTTACGATTAAAATTATTACAATAAAACGGGATAACTGGCCTCCATTAACATTCCACATTGTCCGGCACCTGCATTATATAATTTATTTGTATTTGGATCAATACCTTTTCCTAATAATATATATCCAGCTTGTCCCCATGAAGTGCTCCAAGAATTTTTTACAGAATAATATTCTTGGCCATTTAATACACCATAACCAGTTGTTAAAACGCCATGATCTAATGTAGTTCCACATTGTGCTGTAAAAACACCAGATAAATATAATTGGAATTCTCTAGACTCTGCATCAATAGCAATTGAAACCGGTTGTTTATATAAGGCATTCATCATATCAGTATCTGAATTAGGTTTTACATCAAAAAAAGATGCAATTTGACTACCAAATATTAAAGGACACGATTTAGTGCATGTTCCCGGAACACCAGTTATTCCAGATGTATATGGATAATTAAATTCACTACACAATCCACCATTCTTGGAAATCCAAGAAAATGCATTATTCATTAAACCACCATTACATCCATGGTCTTTTCCACCATTTTTCAAATTATCACAATCGACTAACTGTTGTTCAGAAAAAGAATTCAATTTGCCATACTTATTAAAATATGCGCCTTCTAATGCACCTGTTGTTGAAAAACTCCAACATGAACCACAATAACCTTGGTCTTTTACGGGAGTAACACCACCCGCTTTTGTCCAGTTTACTTCTTGAGGCAAAACACTTACCATACTTATATTTGAATAATTTATTGATTTTTGGGGTTGTTTATTTGAATTCATAATAAAGGATTTATATTCAGCTAAATTCATTCCAGAGAATTGATTGTGTCCTAATTTATAACTGTGATTTTGTGAATTTATTTTTACAATAAAAGCATTATTATCAGTCCATTTTTCATAAATTTCATTAAAATGCTCAATATTTTGATATTTCATATTAAAATTTTTAGACCATTCTTGGAATTCGTCCAAGAAAAAAGATTGTGATAATATAGTTACAGAGCTTATAAGTAGAAATGCAAAACACGGGATAAACATTTATATATTATATTACTATTATTATTTTTATTTTTATATCATTTATTATATTTTTATAAATTTTCAACGTATTCCTTTATTGTAGCCCAAACGGTATATCCAGTGTATGTTTTAAAAACATCGTCGATTAATGCTGCTTCATATATCCAGTTATCATATTCACATTGTGTTGCAAATCGTGTATCTAATTCCATACATCGCAACTGTCCAATAATTTGAACTCTTTCAAATAACCCCTTGTTTAGAAAAACCGACGTGTTATCACGGAATGTATATGGTGGTTTGGTATATTTTTGCCAGGGTTCAATAGTAGTAAATGGCATTTTAATAGTTGTTTCAATTGGATTTTCCTCGGTTGGTAATCGTAAAAGCACATGTAGAGTAGATTCTTGGGTTGTTCGATTATAATCCAGTTTAGTAATTTCATATACTGGGGGCTCATTAAATTTATTCAAGTTTAAAGACATTTTATATTTTGATTCAGAATACTTATATTAAATCGGGGTTTTTTAAATTCAATTTTACAGGTTCCATGTAAAATTGATTTATATTATATTGCAAATACTTTACATTATTAATCATTAAATAAATATAAAATGAGTATAAGTTTTGGTCAAGCTATAATTGGAGGACTATTATTTATGCTGTTAATAAAAATATATAAATATATTAAATGTAATATATCATTTGGTCCTGTGGTAAGAGATCATGCGGTAAGAGATCATGCGGTAAGAGATCAAAATGCAGATATGTATATAAGAATGAAATATAACCAAGAAAAACAATGGCGGACTGATGCATTAGACAAAAATTGCGATATGGATATACTCAGTTTATTTTGTAATAGACAATTATGTAACTAATAAATTATCATAAATTAGACCAAATAATTCTTTGTAATCTAATTTTTTTTTTAGAATTGTGTTCATCTTGAAATAAATATAATTTAAACTTGTGGGTTGAATGTATTTCCAAGATTTTATCTTCAACAAATATTGCATCGTTCAAGATTTTATTAGTTGTCGGTTGCATCGTAAATGATGACATTATCTTGAGAGATTCTAAATAAACTGTATATTTAATATTACCATTTGGTTTAACAAATTTATCTAATATAATACCATCAAATATTTGCTGGATAATCATAGGGTCATTTATACATCGTGTTAATATATCACATTCAGTTTGAACTTTGCGGATGGATTTTGTTGACGTATTAATATAATCTATATTTTGTAGCCATTTTAATAAAAATGCAGATGCTTGTGTGCTAAGTGTAGTTGATCCAAGATGTTGCATTATAGACATTTGATTTAATAGGTCAACCAATCTACGTATAGGACTTGTTATATGAATATAAGATTTCATATTCATAATTGCATGTTCTAATATTTTATGGTTATCTGAATATAATACATATTGTCCAGATGAATTATTCCAGTATTGAATAATACGGCTAATCTCATGCTGGGCCTTAATTAGGGGATTTTCACCCGAATCTGTCTGGGCCTTAATTAGGGGATTTTCTCCCGAATCTGTCTGGGCCTTAATTAGGGGAGTTTCTTTAGACCATATTGTAGCAGATCTAAATATTCCAAACTGGTGTTGAATCATATATTCAGAGCAGTATTTATTCATTTGAACCATCCAAAATGCAACTAAATCGTGACTATCAATAATTTCGTCAGTGTGATGTATAGTAGTAGCAATTTTCTTGGACATATCAAATAAATGATTATATTGCAAGTCTTTTAATAATTGTTGATCTTCATAACAATAATTTTTAGTAACTTGTATAATTGTATTGCAAAATTGAGGTATTTCTAAAATTTGTCCATTTTCATTGACAATTAAATCCATAGTAAATGCAAATCGTATTTTTTTTTCTTGTAGACTACATAATTCATCTGATAAGATTGATGGTAACATAGTTCTACGTTTATCTGGTAAATATATTGTGGATATTCGGTCCGATAAATTAGTCCACAATTCTAATATTTCTAACCAAAAATAAACATTTGCAATATATACGCTTATTTTAAATGTTCCATCTATTTGTGATGTAATACTAAATCCATCATCAAAATCCAAACTGTGTTGCGGATCAATTGTAATAATATATTCTTGTTGTCTATCTATAATTTTAAATTTTGAATTATGTGCAATTTGTTCTATATATTGGTCTGACGATTGTGTTAAAAGCAATAGTCGCGTTTTATTTGATAATTCGGAAATTGATATATGCAATTTTTTACTATGCAATTGATATTCATAAAAAGATTCTAAATTATCGACATTACCTAAAGTTTCCACAATTTTACCATATGGATATTTAGATGTTTCTGGCCAATAATCAAATTTGAATGTAATATATTTATTTACAAACTTTTTGGAAAATTCCATTTTTATTTCATACGGAATTAAAAATGGATTTATGTCTTTATTATTTGGAATACATTTATAATAAAGTCTTTTTTTATTTGGTGTGCGACCATATGTTTTATTATTTTCTAATAATAAAACACCAGTTAATAAAATATTGGAATATTGTGATGATAATGAGTTCATATTAATATAGTATAATACAATATCTTTATACTATATTATATTGTAAAAAAAAGAGTTATACTCTTTTGAATTACTATTATAAATTACAGGATTAAATTGCTAACTATTTTACACTAAAGAAATTGTGTTTTTTCATTAATTTTTGAATTATGGTTTCGTCTTGAATAATGGCTATAGTAATCATATTCATTTTCATCATCGGATTCTTCAGCTGATTCTTTGTTTAAATATTTATCCATTTTTTCGTATAATTCATCAGTATTATTCCAGTTCATTATTTCTTTTAATGGATTATCTTCTTCAATCGTTGAGATGGGGTCTTCTTCATTATTTGATTTTTTTAATATTGATTTAAGAAATTGTTTTTTTTCATTAATTGTTGAATTATGGTTTCGTCTTGAATAATGACTATAGTAATCATATTCATTTTCATCATTAGATTCTTCAACAGATTCTTTGTTCAAATGTTCATCTATTTTTTCATTATTAGTTTTTAATAAATTTTTGATAATTTCTTCTTCTGATTCAAACGATATGTGTTTTTTAAAACTAACTATTTTTACATTATCTTTATTAAACCAATCATCATCTGATGATACATATTGTATTTTTTTATTAAATAAACCATCATGAATATGACTAGGCTGATAATCATCATTAGATAAATCATTTGGTAATTTATATTCCACATAATTTTTAAAATGATTTGTATGTCCATCATAATTATTTGCTTCTGTATAGTTTATTTTAGATACAGTATATGGAAATATTTTTCGATCAATTCTATATATTTGATTCATTACTTTGATTTCTTCTATAATCGGTTCTTTCATTGTATTTTTTGAATCATTTAAATATTTATCACCAACAGTATCCAAATCTACACCTTTTAAATATGTATTTGATGGACTATTTGGGTGTTCTTTATTTATTTCAACACCTGGTGTATATGCACCATATACACTTGGATTATCAATTTCACTACAACAATTCATACATTGCATTATTATACAACCGTTCCACATACCTGAATATAAACAATTTGAACAATTTAATACAGAATCATATAAATGTTTTGGAAAATGCACCGAAAACAATTCATTCTTATAACTTAACATATTTGGACCTACTGGATATATCTGAGTTTCATCATATTGCAACATTATTATAATTTTATTTTAGAATACTAATAATTATTTATAAAAAATGTGTATCAATTTTATAAAATTGAAATACTTTTTACATTATAATTTGTAATTATTGAATAAATGAACAATATAATTTCAAAAGACCAGAAATTTCAAAATTTGTTAGACAATATGTGTTATGATATGATAGAATATATAAAAGCATATTTACCGTTGAGTGATATTATTAGACATTGTATATATTTAAAATATTATAATGAAAAGAAAATATATGATGCTATGCAAGTATTTACAACTAAAGAAATTAACATACATTTTCATGCAGATGATTTATTTGGAATGAGCACAATAAAAGACTTAGCAACAATTGATTATATTAGGTATAATTTAGAAAATCCCCAAAATTTAAAAATATTATATAAACAAAATGGGTGTATATTACAAAAAAATAAATTAATTAATAAAGATTCATTTGTTAATCTAAGAAAAATTATTATATGTTCTAAATATCGATTAAAAAAAAATCATGTAATCTAATTAACTTTTTTATACGTTATTTTACAAATAGTATAAATACATTATTATATTTATACTATGTTATTTAATAAATCTTTTACACCAACAAAGAATTCATATGTGCATAAGTTTAACAAAAAAGTCGATAAATCATCTAATTCTATAAAACAATCTATTAAATATAATCCATTAGCAAAATATTTATTAATTGTTGAATCACCATCTAAATGTGCAAAGATCGAACAATATCTTGGACAAGATTATCAATGTATTGCATCAAAAGGTCATATAAGAGAACTTGATGGTTTAAAATCAATCGATTCAAACTATGAAATCACATTTCAAATAATTAAAGAGAAATCTGAACACGTTCAGTGGATGCAAACAATAATATCGCATTTTTCCAAGAATAATATTATATTAGCATCTGATGATGATAGAGAGGGCGAAGCAATTGCATATCATATATGTGATGTATTTGAATTACCAATTGATACTACTCAACGTGTTATATTTCACGAAATTACACAATCAGCTATAATAGAATCTTTAAAACATCCAACGCGAATTAATATGGATATAGTTCGTGCTCAAAAAAGCCGTCAGATTATAGATATATTAATTGGATTCAAAATTTCACCATTATTATGGAAATATATTTATCACGCAAAGTCAAATAGTTTATCTGCAGGACGTGGTCAAACACCTGCACTAAGATTAATATATGATAATCAACAATTGCCCTCGATAAATGATGTAGGTTCTAAAGATATAAAATATAAAATAACTGCATATTTTTTCCAAGATTGTAAGTTTGATTTGAATCAAGAATTTAGCAAAAAATCCGACATTTTAGAATTCTTGGAAAAGTCAAAAGAGTTTCATCATAAACTTTATTTAGGAGAAAAACGACTTTTAAAAAGTTCTCCACCAAAACCATTTAATACATCGGATCTATTACAAGCGGCAAGTAATCAGTTACATTATTCACCAAAACAAACTATGATTTTAGCACAACAGTTATATCAAGGCGGATATATTACTTATATGCGAACTGAAAATACAAAATATTCCACAGAATTCTTGGAAAAAATGCGAAAATTCATTATTTCAGAATATGGATCTGATAAATATTTAGGAAATTTTGAAACTTTAGGAATCTTAGAAAATCTCAATACAAATCCACATGAAGCTATACGAGTAACGTCATTATATACATTACCAGATGAAATAACAGACCAAAATGCAGTTAGTTTATATAAATTAATTAAACGACATACAATTGAAAGTTGTATGTCGGAATACAATGCAAATACATATAAAATTACTATAACTGCACCAAATATTAATAATGCAATACCTCATTTAGAATATAATCATAACTTGGAAATACCCGTATTTTTAGGTTGGAAAAAAGTTTTATCTAAGATAACAGATGATCAATCAAAATTAACAGGATTACTATTCCAATTACAAACAATTGCAAAGTCTAATACATCAGTTAAATATAATTATATTGAAGGTCAATGCACTATACATAACAAACACAATTATTATACAGAAGCCAGTTTAATCCAAAAATTAGAACATTTAGGAATTGGTCGACCATCAACATATGCACAATTGGTTGAAACAATCCAAGAACGCGGATATGTAAAATGCCAAGATTTAGAAGGAATTAGCATGAAATGCGAAGAATATAAATTAATAGACAAAATCTTGGAAAAACGCGTTTTAGAAAAGACTTTTGGTAAAGAAAAAAATAAATTAATTATACAACCTACTGGGATATTATGTATAGAATTTCTTATTAAACATTTTAATCCAATATTTTCATATGATTATACCAAGAATATGGAAGAAGATCTAGATAAAATTACAACACAAGAATCATGTATAGAATTGTGTTTAAAATGTTCTACTGAAATCCAAGATTTAATAAAACCGGTTGCTAAGATTGAGAAACAGCAATATATTATAGATGCAAATAATGTTTTAGTATTTAATCAATATGGTGCATCAATTAAACATACAACTTTAGCAACAAATAGTGAAAAAATAATCGAATATTTACCAGTTAAAAAAAACATGAAATTAGATTTGAATAAACTAAAAAATAAAGAATATACATTGGATGATTTAATTGAATTTGAGAACGCAAATCTTGGAAAATATGATGACCAAGATTTATATTTGAAAATTGGAAAATACGGCAATTATGTAGAATGGGGTGAAAATAAAAAAAATATTTCTGATATAGGTATTGAATTAAAAGATATTACTATAAATGATATTGAACAATTTATTAATAAAGATTCCACAACGGATTTCCAAGAATCCGAATCACAAAAAGAATATTCACAAAAAGATCATCCAATAAATAAATTAATTCTTAGACAATTAGACGCAAATTTTAGTATACGAAAAGGTAAATTCGGAAATTATGTATATTATAAAACTACAAAAATGAAAACTCCATCATTTTATAAAATCAAGGATTTCTGTAAATCAACACCAGATAAACTAAATCCATTGACATGTGATGCTAATATAGTAATTGATTGGTTAATTGGCACATATAAAATTGAATAGTAATGTGATTATTATATAAATTTATAATAATATACAAATTATAATGACTACTATCATAAATTTACATAATAATCAACGATATTTATTTTCAACGGAAAAAACTGTATTTAGAGCAAACTTTATAGATATTATAGATGAAACAATTCGATTAAAAAAATACTGCAAAAATAATATAATGGATAAAGGATGGATAGTGACAATGCCCAAGATATGGATAATAAAAATACAAACATTAGAAGAAATTACAAAATTTCAATTACACTTACCAACCGAAATATTGAGAATAATTGATGAATATATATAAAACTATAAATATATATTATGGATCAAACCATATCAACAATCGATATTAAAAATACAATATCATTAATTATGGGGTTTGTTTTGTATGTATTATGTTTTTCAAGTCTGTATAGACCTAATTTAGAATTAATTGGATATGGTATGTTTTTTGTATTGAATACAATTATGAGTGTTGGTATGATACAAAATAGCAATTATACAAATCAAATGAATGTTAAAATCAATATAATAGATCAGATTAAATCATTATGCCGATTATTTATTTTAAATAGCGGTTTGTTCTATTTTTTGTATAATATTGGGGTATTAATTTTTACATTACTAATGTCAATATTTTTATTAGGAATATTTATAATTACCTTACCATTTCAAATCCCAATAAAATTATTTGGATGGTCAGGAAATATACCAATATATTGGTCAATCTTTATTGGGTTAATATTTTTATTTGTTGCATTTATTATGTTATTAATTACACTTATGGGATTACACGCAAAACATATAAATATGAAATCACCCACCATGCCCGTATTTTTACAAGGAGGGAATGGAGAAGTAAAATCGGGATATACGTTTTCCATAGAAGGTAAAGACGGTAAAGGACGCGGATATTATTTAAATAAAGGTGAGGGCGTAAACTTTTTTTTTAATAATATAAAAACCGAGAAAAAGGCATCTGATTTTAAAATTATTGCTATAACAACTACTGTATTACTATGGTTACAATATTTAGTAAATAAGTATTTTATTACAAATACAAATAATGGAAATGAAGTTATTATAGGAGGTATTAAAATAATATCCAAAAGTATGTTAAATAATTTGTTATTATTAAATAGCATAACAATAGTATCACTTTCAAGTGTATGTATATGGCTAACCCAACAAATTGGTTCATTTATGGGTAATATTCAACGGCCCAAACTATAAAATAAGAGTCAACATATCAGTAATAAATCTTTCAAATTGATAAAAATCAAAATAGTGAAATAAAACAGTATAAAACAATACAAATAATAGAATATAACAAATGTTAAAATTTTATGAAACGAATTTTGATGAATATTGTTTAGCCAGTGAAAAATGCAATTTACATCCAGAACTATCAGAATTATTTTGTAAATTTCCCAAAAAAATGTCGGATTTAAATAATATAATTGTATATGGTCCATCTGGATCCGGTAAATATACACAAATATTGAAATTATTAAAACAATATAGTCCAACTGAATTAAAATATGAAAAAAAGCTAACTGTTCAAACTGACAAACATAATTATGTATATCATATAAGCGATATACATTACGAGATTGATATGTCATTATTAGGATGTAATTCCAAAATTTTATGGGGTGAAATATTTTCGCAAATTATTGATATTGTTTCTGTAAAACCAGAAAAGAATGGAATTATTTTGTGTAAAAATTTCCATACTATACATACTGAACTCTTGGAAATATTTTATAGTTATATTCAACAATATGGAAATATATACTCTACAATACAACTCAAATTTATTTTACTTACAGAACATGTAAGTTTTATTCCAAATAATTTGTTAAATAGTTGTTATATTTTATCTATTGCAAGACCCAGTAAAGAGGCATATAGTAATATTTTAAAAACAAATAATAGACCAATTCAATCAAATTTGAATATTTTAACTAATAAAACATATAATATTAAAATCAATAATATAATAGAAAAAATAAAACCCGATAATATTTTAAATATAAAAGAAATACGGTCTTTAACACAATTAAATGATTTGACTGTATTACCCAAAGATATATTTAATACAATTTGTGATAATATTATAAAAGAATTAATAAATCACAATAATATTGTTATAACATCATTTCGAGATACAATTTATGACATATTGATATATAATTTAGATATAGGAGATGTGTTGTGGTATATATTATCTTATTTTGTAAAATTGCCGGATATAGTTATATCAAATAAAACAATCTTGGAAATTACAAATAAAATTTTTATATTTTTAAAACAATATAATAATAATTATAGACCAATATACCATTTAGAGAGTATTTTCTTTTATTTTATAACAAAAATATACAATTATGAATTATGATTTAGCATATACAATCTTGGAAATAGATGACGGACAAGATATAACAATTGATATTATTAAAAGACAATATCGGAAAAAAGCATTAATATATCATCCGGATAAAAATAATTCAATTAATGCAAAATACAAGTTCCAAGAAATAGCAGATGCATATAATTTTTTGTCTGAAAATATCTGTAATTTAGAATTAAATAATGATAATGAAACATTTAATTATGATAAATTTAAAGAAAAAATGCACCAAGATGTAATGAATATGTTTTCAGATAAATCAAGTAGTCAGTATAATTATAGTCAACCGTCTGGTTATACTAATATATTACTTTCATTCTTGGAAAATGTAGTAGGTAAAGATGTATTTAATAGTGTTCAAAATAAAATTTTCTATATAATTATTCAAAAAATCTGTATAAGTTGTGAATCGAAAGCTCTTGAACTATTAAAAAAATTGGATAAAAAGACTATTAAAAAAATATATGAAATCTTGGATATGCATCATGAAGTATTCCATTTTTCTGATACTTTTTTAGATTCTGTAAAAGAATTAATAAAAAATACAATATATACATCAACCGATGATAATCAAACAGGTGAATGTATTATAATATATACATTCTTGGAAGATTTAATGGCAAATAATTTATATAGATTAACAGTAAACCATAAACGTTATATAATACCTTTATGGTTTCATGAATTAGTATATGACCAAGATGGATATGAAATAAATGTAAGATGTGTGCCAATTTTACCAGATAATATGACGATTGATGAAAATAATAATTTAATAATACAATTGAAATATTCATTTTTAGAATTATGGTCAAATGCATGTTCAAAAGATGAAATAATAGTTGAACTATTTAGTAATACACAAAATACAATAAGTTTTAAACCATCAAACTTAAAAATATGTAAAAATCAATCTTGGAAAATTGTTGGAAAAGGAATATCTAAGGTAAATAACAAAAATATTTATGATATATCTGATAGAGGAGATATTATATTTTATATAGATATTATATAATTATGAAAAATGCAGGTTATTTGTTTTTATTTTTAAGTATAATATTAGTATCATTAACAACGCGTTTTGTATTAGTATATATATATTATAAAAATACAAAAAATATAGACAATAATTCACGTAATATAATCAAAGATTATTATATATATCGTATGTATAATACGTTTTTTAGTAGTATTATATTTATATCTATATTTTTATATTTGAAATATTATATATAGATATTATATATTATAATATGGCAGAATTTACGACAAGATTTGATATAAATACATTACGAATTGCAAAATTAGATGAAATTGTTATGAATTTAAAATCATATGGTGACATATATGAAAATAATGATTTTAAACCAACCAGTTATTTAAATAAAAAACGAAAAATATTTAAGTTATTAAAAAGAATAGAAACAAATATAGATAAAATTACACCCAGAATGGTCAATTTCCGCCAAGATATATTTAACCATTATTCAACATTAAAAAATATTGAATTAACTAAAAAAAGTAATCGTACTATTGATTTTATTCATAAATTATGGAAATTATTGCAACCATATAATTATAGTAATTATAATGATCCTATCACAAATCAATATGATATTAATAATATTGATGATGATGAGGATATACCGACCCCGGATTCGGTAAATTCTCAAGGCAGTGAAATTGGTCCATATAATCCACCTGAAGATTTTTTTCTTCCATATTCAGGAGCTGGAAAAATAACTAGCAAAAAATTAAAACACAATTGGAAAGGATTAAGAAAACAAACTAAAAAACAAAAAAATAAATCCAAAAAACAAACTAAAAACCTAAAAGGATTAAAAAGATATACAAAAAAACAAACTAAAATATAGGTGATAACAAACCAAATTTAATAAATAATTTGTGTAATAAAATAATTGTAGTTACAGCAAAAATATTATTTTATTATTATAAATATAATAATGAAATCATGTATATTTATATGTATTTTTACACCTTTTCTCATTTCAAACGCCCAATAACGACCTACGGTCGTTCAGGGTGGATGCGACTATGTCGCATCTTACCCATTTTACAGAGCAAAAAATAAGCAAAAATGCAAAAATTTGGTTAGTATCCGTCTTGAAACGGATATGAATTTTAAGAATTTACTGCCCTACAAAATGCGTCTGGTCGTTTTCCTGTATTTAATACAGAACTTACTATATTCAACATATTTTGCACAGCATTCTTATCTCTGTTATGAATTATTTCGCATTTATGCTTAACCGATTGACATCGTAATAATCCATGACATATTTCTGTTTTATTTTCTTTCTTGTATTTTGGTTTATGACTTGGTCTTTCTAAAAAATGTTCCAATTCGTTATGACAACAATTGCACAATTTGGAAGTTCTAAATTCATTTACTAAAAATGTTTTATATCCCGCATTTTTAAATATTCTTCTAAACTTTTTACAAATAACTGGTTCTAATCCTTTCATATGATAATCACCTTTATCATAATCACCCATAACAAAAATTGTATTTTCTGGTTTTCCAAATTTATTTGAAAAATTCTTTACCATTTTCAATTCACTTTTCTGTGTATTTGTAAATCTATTCAATTTGAGTTTTCTAAATAATCGTTGTTCATAATGGTTATATAATTTATAATTTATGTTATTCTTTTCAATACAATATTCCATAAATTTATTATAATTACATGTTTTACTATTATAATTTGATAAAGTTGTTTCTATTTCTTTAATTGTTTGGTCGTCTATTTGTGTTTCCTTACTTATTTTATCCATAATTTTATTATATTTTTTCAATCTGGTTTCTAATCTTCGTTGATTTTGTGTATAACGAAATGTTTGTAATTTTCCATCATTGTCTTTCGCGCCACAATATATTAAATCACTATAATTTGGATCGGCACAAACCACTTTCATACTTTTCAATTTATCGGTTAATTCTGTTTTTTCAATATAATCAGTATTAACTTCTTCGCTACATTTTTTATTTTTATTTGTTTTCTTTAATGGTTTTCCATCATTATCAGTTCTTACAAATAAAGAACAACCAGAAACACCATCAGTTTTAATCATAAAACTAAATGTATATTTTTGTCCCTTCTTGAATACTCTTTTATTTAGTTTGAAAAATCTATTCCATAAATCATACTGGTTATTTTTTTTTTTATAATCTTTCAAATGTGTAGATGTTGGTTCGTCTCCTAAAAAATTAGAAATTAACGCACAAGTATCAATGCAAATATTTTTGCCTACGATATTGGCACGTAATGGTAATACACTAAATAATCGTATTTGTTTTTCTTCGTGCTGAATTCGTACTTCATTTAACTTTTCTAATTCATTTGAAATATGAAACATAGAAATTAAATAATCTTGTGTATTGGATTTTATATCATAGTGAATACTATTTTTATCAAAACTATTTTTATTTGGAAATAATTTATTTTTTTGTTCTCTAATCCAATTATGATATATTATATCACTTGTAAAATCAGTAAAATGAATTAAATCCTTTTTTACTTTACCAATTTCATCATATAAATTTTTATGTAATTCTTTTCTAATAATTTTATCTTTATTTTCTTTGGTTATTTGTCTTGATTTTTCTTTTATGTTAAATACTATATTTACATATTTATTCAAATGGTCTATTAAATGCTCTTGAATATTATTATTGATATTTGTGGTCATATCAATTGCTTCGTATGGTAAAACATAACTTAACTTATCGTAATAAATTGTATCATTATTAGAAATAGTAGTAGCATAATGGGTTTTATAAAATGTGATTAAACCTTTTAATTTATCTGGAATAGTATTTTCAGTATAACCACCTTTATTACATTTTCTAATCGTTAAAACCTTGAAAACATCACCTATAAATTCTTTGTCTATTACTGGAAAATGTAAATTATTTTCATATTGAAATATGCAATAAAGTTTAATAAATTGATACGCATGAATAACAATTTTATTTGTTCTATTTACTAAATCATTTATAATTGGTAAAATAGTTGGGTCTTTAATCATATTATTAATATTGTCCTTGTTTGTTTTCATATAATCAAAATTTTCTTCCTCTTTTTTCTTTTCCTTAACTTTGGGTTTTGACCTTTTCATTTCTATATATTATATAAAGAGTTTTCTTTAAATAGTATTACGTCGAAACTCCTAAATATAATATTTAATAAAATTGAATATTATATATTATTATTTATATTATGTATAACTTAATATGAATGAACAATCAGAAAAAACTAAATTATTTATTGAAAAAGCAAGAAAAATACATGGAGAAACATATGATTATTCAAAAGTTGAATACAATAAAGCACAAGAACAAATTATTATTATATGTAAAAAACACGGCGAATTTGAACAGAGAGCGTGTAGTCATTTAAATGGTAATGGATGTAGTAAATGTGGTTTTGAAAAAACAGCAAATAAAAAAAAATATAATAATTTATTATTTACTGAAAAATCTTTATTAGCACACGGAAATAAATATGATTATTCAAAAGTTAATTATATAGATAGTATAACTAAAGTAATTATTATTTGTAAAAGTCATGGTGAATATGAACAAACTCCTTCACACCATTTATCAGGACATGGATGTAATAAATGTGCTATTGAAAATAATACTGAAAATCTAAAAAGTTTTACAAGCGAATTTATAGAAAAAGCAATTAAAAAACATGGAGATAAATATAATTATTCAAAGGTTAATTATATAGACTTTAAAACACAAGTTATTATAATATGTAAAAAACACGGTGAATTTTTACAAAGACCTGATTATCATTTACAAAGTAATGGATGTTCAAAATGTTATCATACAGGTTATAGCAAAATAGCAATTCAATATTTAGATTTTATATCAAAATATAATAATATATTTATTCAACACGCTGAAAATGGTGTGGAACATATTATAAAAACTACAAATTATAGGGCAGATGGTTATTGCGAAGAAACAAATACAATATACGAATATCATGGCGATTATTGGCACGGAAATCCTGATATATTTTGTGGTAATGAAACAAATAAAATAATAAAATGCACATTTGGAGAATTATATCAAAAAACATTAGAACGAGAACAACAAATTAGAGATTTTGGATATAATTTAGTTGTTATGTGGGAACATGATTGGAATAAAATTAATAAATCAATTAGAACTTTACAAAGAAAATTTAAATCTCTTCATTAGATTGTTTCAACTTTTCCTTTCTATTTAAATACGCAGTATGTCGCCACTCTTTTATTTTTTCTGGATTAGTTTCTTTTATTTTATCCATATATGTTTTTGCTCTTTGTATTACAACTTCGGTATTATTATCATAATATTTTTTATGACGATGATTACTTGTATATGTTTTTAATTTTTCTTCTAATTCAGTATTTTTATTTTTTAATGCTTCTATTTCTTCTTTCATTTTATTAAATTCTTCTTCCATGTTTAATATTATATTGTATTATATTTTTAAATATGTTATGCTATAATATCTATCATTTTTTCAAAGAATATGGTTTTATTATCTAAATATAAATCGTCGCAATCAATTATTGTAGGATTGTATATATTCAATAATTGTTTTGTTAAATTACAATATGCACAACCGTCTTTTGTGTATATTGTATATCCTTTTTTTTGGGGAATTGGTATAGTGATTAATACAGTACTTTTCATATTTGACTATATAATATATATTCATTTTTTTATATTGTTTTACACCATTTCGCATTTCCAATGCCCATTATAGTCGATAAAAAATAAAAAAATGTAAAATCTATACAATTATTTTTTAATTGTGCGTTTTTTTGTATGACGTTTTTTTGTATGACGTTTTTTTGTATGACGTTTTTTGTAAATGCGTCGCTTAGTACGCATTTTGGTAAAACGGGTTCCTCCTGGATGTCCTGGATGTCCTGGATGTCCTGGTTGCTTGAATTAATTTTCATTTCGTCGAACGCTTGTACCACTTCTGCTTTTTTCGCTTCTTTTGCTATGTCTGTTTTTTTCGCTTCTTATGCTGCTTCTTCTGCTTGTAAAAAATGTTGTAAGTCGTATAGGTTAATACCCCCCTCAGAGTTTTCAATAAATTTAGCCCATTTATGACCAGAGTGGAAAAATATAACCAAGACCATAAAAATATTTCAAAAAATATAAACATATATTATATAAATAAATATCATGTCGGATTTAGGCATAATTCCACAAGAACAACAAGAACCACCATTTGCAGATTTTGAAATTAATACTATGCAAGATATTGCATATGCTTTTATGAAAGCAAAAGGTCCCCTCCATAAAATTAATAGAGAATCTGGAAAAAGTTTGTGTCCTGGTGCTGAACAATTACAAATAGCAGGCGGATTTGTTCTTCCAAAAAATCCAGCTTATTTAAAACAATTAACACATGAAAATATTATAAACCGGATTAACACAATTAGCCAAAACAATATTATAGCTGCATCTGAGGTTGATGTATTAGGTAAAACAAATAAAACCGTTAAACAATATGAAAATATAGTTGGTTTACATGAAGATAAACTAGTTGATGATACATGTTTTATTAGCAAACAAATTGTAATGCCTGAGGTTAATCCTAACATGTGTCCTAGACCGTATGGTATAATAAATCTATTCGGTGTAGATATGGCGAGTATACATTTATCTGGCGATGGACCAATTGCACCTAAGAATAAGAATAAAAATGAATTTAACCCCCCATCACAATCAATTGAAGATTTTTTATTATCTGAATTTATGAATTATGAATTAGTTGAGCCAACACATATCGATGAGTCAAAACATACCGAGTGTATCCATAACAAGCTACGCGTAATTTGTGGAGATACAAATATAACAACTAGTAAAACTATAGGAAGATTATCAAGAACTGATATTGGAACACAAATATCGAGAGCATTAAATAGAATATTTAAGGGTGATTGGTTAGTAATTATGAGCGAATTAAAAATTAATAAAATTAGAGCGGGGTCATTTTTAAGAAATCCTCAGATAGAAAAATCTAAAATAGAGGTTAGTGAAGCAGATGGTGGTGAAGCAGATGGTGGTGATGCAGATGGTGGTGAAGCAGATGGTACAATAATTGCGATTAAATTAGATGAATCAATAATTACGACAGATGAAATCGAAAATAACAAAATTTTCAACGAAATTACAAGTAATTTTCCTACTCATTATAGTTTGTATTTAAATGAAAAAGTTAAACCTGGAACTGACCGTGATGTAGAATATTTTTCTTTTGAAACATCATATGATAAATGTTTAAACCAAGATAATCAAATAATAGAAAATGTATTTTTAGATCATTCAGTATTACAAATTTCGCTTAGTCGTTTATACAAATTACTTTTTACTGGAGCAACTGGAGCAACTGGAGCAACTGGAGCAACTGGCGCAACTGGAGCAACTGGAGCAACTGGAGCAACTGGAGCAACTGAACCATCAAATTTAATTGTATTAAATCTTGGGTCAATACAAAATTCTGGATTAAAATCATGGTATTTAAAATATATAATATTTCAAAATTTTATTACTATCCTAGATGAAACTGTATATAATTATATAAAATTGAATAATAATAATAAATTACCTACAATACTTGAATTACCGGATTTACCTGATTATAACAAAATTATCGGTTCAAAAATGATACGACCCGGCAGTACAACAATTGGGATTGATAAATATATAATTAACATTAAAAACGAATCACTTATTTTGATATGCAAGGTTATAACAGAGGTTATTCGGTTGTTTGAAAATACTTTATTGTATCTTTCGCATAGTGCGGAAGATAGTGCGGATGAGATAGCTAGTTCGGATGTGAAATATATATCCAATCCTTTTTACATGATTATATCTCAAATCGACCCGTTGATGGCTCGGCGAATAAAAGGAGGCAAAAGAACTTCACGTAGCAAACGATTATCCAAATCTTCACGTAGCAAACGATTATCCAAATCTTCACGTAGCAAACGATTATCCAAATCTTCGCGACGCAAAAAAACTCATAAATAATATAAATTGTAATTTATTATACTATTACATCTTTTATTATTTTACACCCTTGAAGATTTAAACCGCTGAAGATTTGAATCCTTTGGTTAAACATAACCTTTGGTGCTAGGATTCATCTCTTTATCGGTCATTGACTCAATGCTTTTGGTTCCGGCTATAGCCGGAACTAAAAGCATACAGTTGCGTTGCCGACCACGAAGAATGTAAATCCGCTGTTATGTTTGCACAAAGGATTGAATTCTTTGTTGGTTTAAAATGGGACAAAACCCACTAAAAAACAACAAGGTTTGCATAACTTCTCATTTCAAAATGGGCGTTTGAAATGAGAAAAGGTGTAATAACCAAAATTATATTTATATGTTTTTTTTATTATTAGAAAGTATTTATTTATATGGAAAATGTGATACCAATACTGATATTTTAGTATATACATCTACATCATTTATGAATATAATAAAACAAAGCCCATTATTTACATCAAAATTAAAATTTGAAATAAATGATAATTATAATAACATAAATAAAGCATGTAAAGCACGATTAGATTTATTTAATTTGCCATCTATTTTAAATTATAATAAAATACTTTATTTGGATACGGATATATTAATAACGGGTAATATAAATAAAGTATTTGAAATTATAAAACAAGATAAATTATATGTTTTAGAAGAGGGCACAATAGATTCTGATCATGACTATTGGGGAAAATCGTTATTTGGCAATGAAATACAAAAATATACTGATAAAACTGCGTTTACAAGTGGTATATTATTATTTAATAATTGTGAAAAAATAAAGAATTTGTTTAAAATAATTAATGATGATATTAATGAACGTAAACATGCATTTCACGACCAACCTCATATTGTATACAATGCATTCAAATATAACTTATATGATAATAAAATTTTAAAACAATTTGCCGTAAATAATGATTATAACATTTATAGCAATAAAATAATTCATCATTTTCCGGGTAGACCGGGAATTTACACAAAAAAAATAGTGGTTATGACAAAATTTTTGAATGAACTTAAAAAATCACACATGTCAAATACAAATATTTTTTCTATAATAATATTTATTATATTTGAAATATATAAAAAAATATTATTTTGGATAAATTAGTATACCAATAGAATTACGAATACCTTTAATTATTTGTATTGTTTGTTGTTTATTTAATATATCGAATAATATTTTACCATTATCACCATCTAATCCATAAATTGGATCATTACTGGTTTGTTTCCAATATCCATCCGTATCTAATGTAAATTTAATAGTTGTTTTTGCCATAGATGATGCAATTTCATCATTGGTTTTTACTAATGGATAAAATCCATCTCCATAGTTTTTTTCATATGAATCGTAATAAAAATCAACATTATAACTTTGGCTCATTATATACTATTATTTTTTATTTTTATATTTATATTTATAATATTAAATAAGTATTTTAGACCATTGAAGATTTAAAACGACACATTGTGTCGTTTTCATATCTGTAAACGGGCAATGTGGACAAAGGCCACATAACCTTGAACGTCTAATAAGACGTTCTAAGGCAATTCTTTAAAGAAAAATCCGCACTAAAGTGCAGATTTAATTATTCAATTGTATACAATATATTAGACAATTACACCGCTCATTATTTATCTATCAACATTAACGCCATTACTGATTTACCGCAAAATCTAAAAACATTATTTTGTAATTATAATCATTGTTTAGACATAATATATATATATATATTATAATATATTATGTCTAAAAAATCAAAAATTACCAGTTCGGCGTCACCTAGTTCGTCACCTAGTTTGTCACAAGAATTAATTCAAGCCCGTGCGTTAAATACAAATGATTCAAATCGAGTTGAATTATTCGGAAGATTAACTACATCTACACCAATTGTAGATACAGCGAATCAAATCGTTAATGTGAGGTTAGAACCAGTATTGGTCGAATTAGCAGAGTTGAGAGAAATGAGTATAATTCAAAACAGGGTAATTGAAGAGATATCAAATACTGTTAAAAATGGATTTTCAGCGGCAGAAAATAATCATGCAATCGCACTTCAAACCCTTAAAAATTTTAGAAAAGATTGCATGGGTGCATTTCACGATTTATCCGCACAATTAGAAGAAACACGAAGCAAATGTAGATTGGATACTTTAGATGGTATTATAGTATGTATAACACAACTTGTTGTATTTTTATGGAGATTTCTTATTATTTTGAAACAAATACTCGTATTTATTCATTATAGTGCAATGGCATGGGCTGACCTTGCTGGGATATGTCCGATAATCGGGCAATGGGCAACTAGTGGTATTAAATTATTAATTTATTTAATAGAGTCTCTTATAATTACATTAATGTTAAATGCAATCGGTATTTTATTTGGAATTCCAACATTAGGTGAAACTGCTTTACAAAAAATGGCGTATATATTTTGTGAGGTTATATCACATATTATTAAATTATTTTATAATATGAGCATGTTACTAATGAGGGTTCCAAATGCGCTATTGAGTGGATTTACCCAATCAACATTAGGATCAAAATTAGAACAAATACAACAAGAATTAATGACATGGCTTTTTAATCTGTATACATCAATTTTAAATGATGTGATAGCTGTAGTATACGAAAAAGCAAAAGCAAAAATGTCTTGGTTTGGTGGTAATAATCTAGATGCAATGCCTGATAAAACAATTAAAAAACTACCAAAACTATCACGTAAATTGTATAAAATACGCGGTAAAAAAACAAAATCATCACCCAACCTAAAATTAGGATTATATGGTGCAACTACAAATGATAACACATTAACATTTGATAAATTTATTAAAAAATATGATATTCACGATTCATCAAATGATAACACATTAACATTTGATAATTTTATTAAAAAATATAATATTCACGATTCATCAAAAAAAATTGTTAAATATATTAATACATTAAAAAAAGACACAAAGATAAATTTATTAAAAAAATCATCTGAATCTGAAATTAATACATATACGAATTTTTTTAAGATTATAAATAACGGTGTAAATACTGTTAACGTTACAACATTTTGTATTTTTGACTTAATCATTAAAATTTTTGAAAATTTTGAAAAAATTAAAAAGGTAGAGTTAGTAAATTCAGATTTAGATTCACTTAAAAATATACCAGAAGTTCGCAATATTTTATGCAATTTTATAATTTAATAATTAGTTCATGTTTTATAAATAAAACATAATCGAAATATAATGGACAATTTTGTTTATCCAATCTGCAAAAATCCAAGAATGAATGGTATAGCCGACTAATTAGTATTTGTACACCTTTAATTATTGATAGTATTCGGTCAATTTATACCGTCGAAGAATTAAAATGGAACAAAGTTCCATTTTCGTTTTCGACGTATGACCCTCAAGATGTAAAAACGAGACACTAAAGTGTCCCGTTTTAAATATTCAGCGGTTTATAATAAAGCTTGGAAAATGTGTGTTGATACAAATGAATCCAGCAATTATTTAATGACATTCCAAAATTTATTGGCTTGTATTCTTAAATGGAATACTATTATAGTAGAAGAATAGAGAAAACGAATTATTGAAAGAAGTGGGTGCAATTATTTAGAATATTTAATAACATGCGTACATATTATTCTTTAAAATTTAAAAAACAATTAAGAAAATGGTTATGGGAAAAAGTAAGATAACCAAATATTATTCATCTATCAACATTAACGCCATTGCTGAATAATTATGTAAATCTATCAATGTATCGCGAATGCTCTCATCATTTATTAAATTTACTCCATTTTTTGTTATAGACAAAGAACGTTGTAATTTATCTTCTATTCGCATTAAAACACCTATAACTCCATATTTTGCAAATGCATCACCATAGTCTATATTTTTTTTGGTAAATAATTCTAATGCGTCATTTTGAATTTTTTTCATTTGTTCTACTCTATTCATTTTTTATATAGTATAAAATTGTGTTTATATTCATTTATTATTTATAAACCATTGAAAAGTATTTGAAATAAGAAAAGTGTAAAAAATAGTTATAGTATCATTATTTATCTAACACAAATAATGATACTATATAAAAAAGTGATTTAATTACAATTATACTATTACAGAAATATTTTATACAACTTTCTTCTTAACAATTTTTTTCTTTGTTTCTGGTTCTACCACAGGTGTTTGATCAATAACTGGTTCAATAGGTGCTTTCTTAATTACCTTTTTAACTGGTGCAACTGCTGACTCATTTTCAACAACTGGTTCAGTTTTTAATTCTTGCTCAATAACAGGCGTTTCGTCATCACTGTCATCGGCATGTGTATCAATCGATTTAACAACAGGGGGTGTAGATGTTTGTCTAACAAGTGGAGCTGGTTTCATAACTAGTTCTTCCTCATTCTCACAATCTAGTTCTGGATTATCAATTTGTTTTTCGATTATATCCATATCTTCATTTGAAAGTTGAATATGGCATTTTCCATATACACTAACAATTTCACGTGGTTTGACAATACATTGAATCATTTTCCATGTAAGACCCCAGCCTTTTCCACCAATCCAAATACCGCCACATTGCAAAACACATGCAACATTACTCAACTTTGGCACAAAATCCATTGGTGTCAAATTCTCATTATCAGATGGAAACAACTTGTTTTGGCGTGTATCGTAAATTTCAACACCCCATCGTCCATTATAGAAAGGAACCTTTGCTCTGATCGATGGAGGCTTTGTTAAATCGATCTTTTTGGTGTCTTTTGTTTTGGTGTATTTGAGAAACGGAAAGAATGTGTGTTTGCATAATTCACGCGACATTTCTTCACCCCACCATAATTCCGAATTTTTGACAGCATCATCTAAAATTTGATTTTCAAATTCCTTCAACTTTTTCAAAAATACGTCTGTTGGCGTAGTCTTATACTCGTCATTAGGAAAATTCAGAGAAATACTATATTTACCATCGGATTCACCTTTATCATCAATAAAATCACTAATTCCCCATGTCATCATGAGAGGTGTTGAGAAATGCAAGTTTCGATTTGTTTGTTTACTAATAAGATTAATTGATTTTCCACCTTTTTCATTTGTTTTTGGAGCCATATATTTAATTTGATTTGGTTCCCATTCATTGATACTTAATACAACTGGTTTATTTGATGATGACATTATATAATTTAGCACGGATATATGATATATATATAGGCTTATCTTTAAATCAATTTTATAAGAAATAGATTTACAATTGCACTCAATATATGTAATAAATTAAAAACTAATATAATATTATAATATTTAGCTATATAAATATTATATCTATAATTATATTATAATTAACTATAATGTTTTCAAAACCAGTGAATGTAAGTGTAGTATTTAGAATAAATAGCGAAAATGTAAGAGTAGTTGATAGTATAACAACAAATTCATTAATTGAACCAACAAATTCATTAATTAAACAATTAACAGTTGAGGATTATATGAAAACGTTGCCCAATTTTGCAAAGATGAAAATACCTGAATTAAAATCCATTGCTAAAATTAATAAATTACATGTAACTGGAACAAAACCAGTTTTAATACAAAGACTTACCGAATATTATAGAAAATGTGGGTTTGCAATTAAAATACAAAAAATATTAAGAGGATATTTTGTGCGGTTATCATTTAAGTTACGTGGTATAGGATTTAAAAATCGTTTAATATGCACAAATACGAGCGATTTTTTAACAATGGAACCATTAAATGAAATTCCGCATTCTCAGTTTTTTAGTTATACTGATAATAAAAATTTTACATACGGGTTTGACATAAACTCATTAATAACAACATATAAAAAAAAAGGTGTATTGATAAATCCATATAATAGAGAACGATTAACAAAAAAAGAACATTTTACAGTTATACGATTATATCATCTTATTATGTGTTTATATAACGATTATAATTTTGGAGATGATTATAGTCAACCGCCAATAAATAGTCAACAGCCAATAAATAGTCAACAGCCAATAAATAGTCAACAGCCAATAAATAGTCAATCCAATATATCAATAAATCAATACATTACACAACCAGTTGATTTATCAAATAATATTATTATAAATAATCCTATTATAAATAATTTAAATTCAAGTATTCCACAATACTATACACATAATCAATCTAATTCAAATGTAACTGCACCAAATAATAATTTAATTGAAAATAATTCGAATATAACTATACAATCAAATATTATGACAGAATTACAATTAAATCAAATACGCACAAGATCTATAAATGATCGAATTATTGCAGTATTTATGGAAATTGATCAATTAGGTCATTATACAAATAATGAATGGTTTCAAAATTTAAATAAACGGCAATATTATAATTTTTTTAGAGAAATATACAATTTATGGAGATTTAGAGCACAAATGTCGTTTTTTACTAAAAGACGTATTTGTGGATTTGATCCAACTGATGTATTTCCATTAACCTTAAATTTTGAGGAAACTACGGTTGAAACATTTAAAGAAGGTTGTTTAAAAATAATTGAAAATATGGTATATATGGGTGTAGATACAGATCATCGTAATTTAGGAGCATTTCATATATTAACCGCATTAACATGTGTATCGCAATCAGCAAGAGAGGCATTGCCGTGGTTATACGAATCGATTCGATAACCACAATCTTGGTTATATAAATATGTGTAATAAAATAATTATTATTTTATTTATCTACAATAATTATTTAGGAATTTTAGATATTTATAAATTATCAATGCAAATACTTATAAAATTATTTATATACCATTGAAGAATTAAATCCTTCGTGAAACATAACTAAAGTGCGGATTTTTCTTTATGAAATTGCCCATTTACAGATATAAAAATGGCACATAGTGCCATTTTAAATCTTCAACGGTCTAAATAATAAAAATTGTATATTATATATTTGTTTTATTTAGAATTAAATATATTTAGGCAATTCAATTATCATGTGTTAAATACTATTAAATATATATTTGCGTTAAACTACTTAAAAAACTAACTATATATAGTGTATAAGCCAAATGGTCAGAACGTCATCTAAATCCGAAAAGCAATCAGCTCCATCTGTTACAGTTGCATCAGTTAGTCCAGAACTAACTGCAACTCCTGTTGAAAATGTGGTAGTTAAGAAAACTGCCCCTAAGAAAGAAAAGAAACCAAAAGCAGAGGTTGTTGTATCCGCCTCTGTTGAACCGGTTGTTCCTGTTGTTGTTCCAGTTGATGCAACTGCTTCAGTTTCTATGACTGCAGTTGAATCATCTGAAAGTCCAATTTCAGTAAAAATGACTGAATTCAATGCAAAGCTCCAACAATTAAGCAGTATGTTTCAGACATTTAAGTCGGAATTTAAGGTGATTGAAAAAGCAATCCAAAAAGAACTCCGAGCTGCACAAAAGACATCATCCAAAAAGGCAAAGAGATCTGGTAACAGACAGCCATCTGGATTTGTTAAGCCAACCAGAATCAGTGATGAACTTGCAAAGTTTTTGGGAAAGGAATCGGGAGTTGAAATGGCACGAACTGCAGTAAGTCGTGAAATTAACCAATACATCAGAACTCATAGCCTACAAGATAAGGCCAATGGTCGAAAAATTATCCCGGATGCAAGTCTTTCCGTTCTTTTGAAAATTCAGCCAGGAGATGAGCTTACATATTTTAATCTCCAAAAGTTTATGAAGGGTCATTTTGTTAAGGCAACCAGTAGTGCAACAGTTTCAGAAACTGCGGTCTAAGTGTTTTACATCTAAAAATAGTTTAATATAAATTTAATAATATAACTACATAACCCAACAAAAAATTCAATCCTTTGAACAAATGTAACAACGGATTGAATTTTTTGTTGTTTAAATTATTTGATAGTATATATTTCAAATACTTTCAATATATATATAAATATATATTGAATTCGTATATAATTATGGCATTTCAATTATATCATTATCTGATTCACTTAAATCATTATCTGATTCACTTAAATCATTATCTGATTCAATGATAGCATTATCATAATCACAATATGTTTGAGATATCATAAATTTTAAGTCTTTACCATAAAATGATAAATGTTTTGTATTAAACGTTACTATTTTTTTAAAAAATGGTTTATATTTTTTAAATTTTAAACTTGATTTATTCGGTCTAATTTGTTTTTGTAATTTAATAAATTGTCGTCCAAATTGAGGATTATAATTAATAAATTTTGATAAACTCATTAATAAATCATCTGCACATACCTCTCTTTTATATAAATCAATTGAATAAATACTTTGATAATATAATAATAAATATGGTTGCATTATTTTGACAAGTATATTTTTTGGAAAATCAGGATGTATTTGTATTTTTTTTGTTATTTTTAATAGCTGTAACATATATATAATATCCGAATATAGTAAATTTTGTGAGGTATTTTCAACATAGCTTTTAATATAATATTCACGTATTATATATTCATTATTTTTTTGAAAAACAGATATATTAAAATTAGATAAAAAATAATTTTGAATTAAATCCGAAATAATAAACATACTGGATCTAAGAAAAAAATAAAAATTATATAAATCCGATTTTTTAAAAATAATATTATTATATGGATTTTTAATAGGTAATGGTTCACAAAAAAAATTAGGAGAATGACTAAGTGCTGCATTCATAATATTTATAATATCAGAACGTGTAAATAAATATATCTTATTATTTTGTATTATTTCAATAACATTATGATGATATCTTTTTATAGGATTCATTAATATATCAGTTGTATTATATATCAAACTTACACGATGCTTACATATTTTTACAAATTTTACTAATGCAAAATATGTTTTTTGTATTTTACAAATAGTTGATAATAACTCATTGCAAAAAGATTCATTGTAAAATGGATTGTTTAATATATTATAAAAAAACTTATATTTATTTATTATAAAATTTGTTGTATTATTTAATCTATTTATATTATGTATTGGATTGAAAATATAAAGGTAAAAAATATATTTTATTAATAAAAAATTGTTGGATTTATTTTCATTTAAGTCAATAGATAGCTCTCCGTTAAAATATATTGTTTCCCATAATTGATTATTTAAATATTTTGTATATATATTTGATGATAAAACAGGCTGAATAAATAATTTATTTTGTAAATTCGGTAATTTAATTTTTAAATTAGACATTTTTTTAATAGCATAAATATTTTTTGATCTATTAAAGATTTTTTGAATAATTATACTGTATACGTTCATAATACAATATTATATTTTTATATTTATATTGTATTATATAAAAGAGTATAAAAACATTTTTAATTATAAATATATTAATGAATTCAAGCCAAGATAATATTAAATTTGAAGTTATAGATGAAAATGATGGACCAGTTGTTATTAATAAACCGGGTCAACAACAATTTCAACCCAATTTGAATCAACCCAATTTGAATCAACCCAATTTGAATCAACCCAATTTGAATGAGTTCAAACCAATTGCTATCGAAAATTCAAATAATAATTTTGAAAAAAATATTAAAGAATTTATTCGCGTAAATAAACCAAAGTTATATATATTAACTCCATGTTTTGGTAGTTTATGTTTTGTAAATTATGTAAACTGTCTAATGTCAACTTTTATTATGTTTCAAAATATAGGATTTCCTATTCAAATTGAATTTTGTAAAGGAGATAGTTTAGTATCTCGTGCCCGTAATAATTTAATTGCAAAAGCAATGAGCGATTTAAATGCAACTCATTTTTTATTCATTGACAATGACATTTCATGGGATCCTGTTGATATTTTGAAATTAATATTAGCAAATAAACCACTTGTTGGAGGAATTTATCCATTAAAACACTATCATTGGGATAGATTAACGCCAAATTCAGAAAATCAACATAATACAAATGTAGTTCAATCTTGGATAAACAAAAAAAATAATTCTCAATTATCTGGGCGTATTTCAGATACTGATACTGTTCAACATAATTTATTAAGATATAATATTAACTATTTGGATAATTATTTAAATATTGATAATAATTTGGCCAAGGTTAAACATTTGGCAACTGGATTTATGTTGATTCAACGAAATCTTATTACAAAAATGTCAAATGCATTTCCATCTACAAAATATACTGATGATGTTGGATTCTTGGAGGGTTCACAGAATGATTTTGCATATGCATTATTTGATTGTGGTGTAGAGGATGGACATTATTTTTCAGAAGATTGGTTATTTTGCAGTAGATGGTCAAAGATGGGCGGTTCAATTTACGTAGATGTTAGTATTAATTTAACTCATACCGGTATTGAAGATTATAGAGGTTGCTATTTATCATCTGTTATATAAATTACACTTTATGCATAAGGTTATTTTTACATTGAAATAATGCATATATATTCATCAATTGATCATAATTATCTATATAATTAGTATAAATAATTAGCCATTCATAAAATGTTTTCTTGGAAACATTCGATTGTTTGCAATAATGCTTATATTTATATAACCATTCAATGGTTTCATCTAATGATGTTTTTGAATGAATATTATAATCTGTACCTGATAAAACCATTATCTCTCTAAATAATGTCATTGACATATCCAATTCTGTCAATATCATTTGCATATCATAATATATAACAGTATGTTGTAATAAATTGAAATTTCTTAATACATGCGCACAACCATATACAAACATATCCATATCATCACTCATACATGCCCATGCTTTATTTGTTTTTACTAATAAAGCACATAATTGATCAGCTTCTTCTAAAGCAGTTATATATTTGACATTATATTCATCCATTATTTTTTTAACATTTACTATATCTGTATCATGAATTCGAACAAACTGTTTTTTCAAATCCGATAATTCATTTATTTTTTCTTGATCATCTGAATAATCCGATTGTTGTAATAAAGTATTATATTTTAATTCTGCATCACGTTTTAATTGACATCTTTGTCTAAGTAGTTCTTTTTTTTCCAGCGGTGCTTTTCCATCAAATATAAATATTGGTGTAATTTGGTATTTCAATAATATTTCAATTAATTGTTTCATATTTGGTAATAGTAAATTTTCAGTTTGATATTTATACATATATATACTGGTATCAATTACAATGGTTTTGCCTTTAAAACTATTCATATTTTGTTTACGTATTGATTTTTTTGTGCAATTATCTGATAAGAACCGATTTAAATTTTTAATACCCATATAATGGTTTATGTGATTTATAATATAATATATAAATATGATATTATAATCAATTTTGTATTACAAAATGTTTTATTAGAATGGATCAATAACCGTCATACGTAGCGTCTTATATTCATAATTGCCATTATCTTTATATAATTGTTCAATTTGTTCTATGCTATTTATAAATTCCAGTGAATTATATAATTTATTAATTAATCCTGCATAATTCATTATATTTGTTTGAGTTTTTTTAAAATCTATTGTTGAACCATTATATTTTATTGACCATTCTATAAATTTATTCAAATGAAAAAATAAAATTGTTTTCAATACATAATATGAAAATGCATGTGTTTCTTCTTTATAATTACTTAGTTTTCCAAGATTTGCTTTATGTGTTGCACTTTGATAAATATCGGTATATTTTAGACCATAATTATTTAAAACTTTTATGCATTGAAATAAAGAAAATGTGCGTTCTAATTGTATTTTATCTTCCATTTTATCCAAGATTTTATTTATATCACTTTTGTTTTTACTGTGCCAATATACTGAAAACATTATATTTATTAATTCTGCCCATGTTTCACAATATGATTCATATATACGAATATCGGATATATTTAGGGGGAACATAGTAAGTATTACTGGTTCAACTTTTGTTTGATCCATTGTGCTAAAATCCAAGCCAAGATTATGAAATGTTTCGTGGATAAATACTTTGAACCATTCTTCTTTGCGAAATAAATGAATATCAGTGCTATAGCTACATGGAATAGTAAATGCGGTATTTGCATTGATTTTGTCTATACTATGTCTTTTTGGCGGTAATAATTTAATATGATCAGTCATATATAAAAATATATCCATTTCCTTGGAACATTTCTTGCATGCATACTTATCGGCGATGAATAACCATAGAAAAATGCGTTTTACTATTTGTTCGGCTTCGTTTTTGTATATTTCTGATATTTCTGATTTTGGAAATATAATTTTAATATGAATATTACGTTCACCTATATTTAAATGGCTTATAAATCCAATATTTGGATCAGATTCTAATTTTGTGCAAATTTCTTGAGGAATATAATTATATGCAGAACCTGTAAAAATATTTTTAGTATCTAATTTTCCAAGATTTGACTGTATATTATTCAATTCTGCATTGGCATTTAATAAATGATTATATATAACTCTTAACATATATTCAGTAAGTTCGGAGAATTGGAACTCATTGATTTTTATTTTATCCAAGATTTTGTTTTTTATAAATGGTTGAATTGTATTTTTTGTTGGATTCATATATTATATAAATGATAGATTCTTATAAAAAATTATACCATTGAAGAATTAAATCCTTCGTGAAACATAACTAAAGTGCGGATTTTTCTTTAAGAGATTGCCTCAGAACGTCCTATTGGACCTGTTTACATATATAAAAAAAATCTAAAAATGGAAACCGAATATCGAGATAAAACCAAGAAACATGGCAAAATTCGTTATCGTAAAGTATATATATTACCGTAAAATATATATAATAATACATTATATGGAATCTGAAATACCAAATAAAAAAATAGCTATTATATTTTACGGATTAACTCGGTCTTTAAATAAAACAATTAATTCATTACATGAAAATATATTCAATATATTAACGGAAAATTCAATTGAATTTGATATATTTATACATACATATAAAATAAATGGCGCATATAAAAATGATTGGAGTCATGAAAATACTGCAAATTATATTAATGAAGATATAGATAAATTATTGAAACATAAATATTATATTAATGATAACCAAGAAGATATTATAAATAAAATTAATTTTGAGGATTATTATAAAAAATTAGGTAATTGGACCGGAATGACATCAGAAATGACTAAATATTTAATTAAAAATTTGTGTTTAGCATTATATTCAAAAAAACAAATTTGTAATTTATTTGAAGAACATAAGAGTAACTATGATTATGCAATAATATTAAGACCGGATTTACAATTAAAAACAAAAATAGATATAAATTGGATTAATGAATTAAATTATAATAATATAATTATTCCAAATTGCGATTGGTTTTATGGATGTAATGACCGGTTTTGTATAGGAAAAATAGAAACGATTTTATATTATGGAAAGTTATTTGATTGTTTACAACAATATTCTGAAAATAATAGTATTATTTCTGAAAAATTTTTATTAGATATGCTTAATTTTAAAGGAATAGATATTTTAAAAAAAGACATACAATATGATACATTGCGAATATAATTATTTTTATATATAGATTTTACACCATTTCGCATTTCCCAATACTTTAGTTTCGGACAAAGTCTACGCCCAAAAAATAATATTTTCCTAAATGTTCAAAGGTGTATATATTGGATATGTTTATTGTTAACACTTTTCTAAGAAAAACAATAATCTTGGAAAAAAGTATATTTATTTTAGTAAGTTATTTTATTCTTGGTTACGTCAAATTATCTAATTTCATTGCGGATATTCATCAATATCTTGTCGGACTCATATCCATCACCGCGAACAAAATGAATGAGTTTAGCTTTCTTAGTTGCCAAGAGTAACTGTTTCATATCTTCATTTTGTGCAAATTTTGATCTAACTCCTAATTCACGTTCAATTAAATTTCGTTTTTGCCCATAAAAATCCGGGTCAATTATAATACTTTTAGGCCTCAAAATAACTTGCTCTTTTGCACCTTTCTTTTTCATTGTTCCAGAAATTGATCCAGCGGCCTTTGCAATTTCAATATCTTTGGAGAATTCACTATCACTATCCAAAGAAAATTGTTTATAAAAATCCGGAAATCCTTTCTTAAATTTAGAACCTTGATAATAATGTTCAACTGATGCCCATTTCATTTTATCAACCGTAAATTGTGCTTTATCCCAAGAATCATCTAACTTGCGTCGCCAATCCTCCGTTTTTGCTAAAACACTAAATTCGGCCATTTTTGTTTTGGGGATTTTTTCACCAGACCCTTTACCCGGCTTTGCTGTTTTTTCGGATTTTGAATGAAACATAAATACAATTTCGGGATCATATAAATCACTATATTTATCTTCTTCATCAATGTCTGATGCCGGATTACCTACATCCGGTTCAATACCTAATGATGATTTAAAATTGCGGAAATCTTGGATTAAATAATATATTCCAGCATTTCTTTCAAGACATTTATTTACAATCAATATTTTAATATGATATGGTATTTCGCTGTATTTTAAAATAGATTTATCTTTATACGTAATTAATCTATAATGACTACCACTATATGTCGCCATAATATAATAATTTGGACTAAATGTATTTGCTTGTTGTATTGTTGGATCAATTTCTCCACAATTCATAACACTATCTAAAGATCCTTCTATATATGACTTTTCACTTAAAATTATCATTTTGATTTGCAATACTTTTTCAATAATAGAAATTGCCCAAGAATCTGCCCAATATGACGGTGTTTGAATATATTCACGAAATAGTTCAAGTGTAGTAATATCTTTCATATGACCAATATAATTACGCATATTTGTTTCTGCTTCTAATTTTGCAGATCGCAATTCAACAAATTTTTGTTTTAATACTGAAACCTCTGCCAAGATTGCATCTAATTCTGGTTTATTATCTTTAGCTAATTGTGCTCGTTTTTTCATATCTTTTTCCAAGATTTTTTTAATTTTTGCCATTTCTATTTCACATTCTTTAATTTCACCGTCAAATCCCCTATATATATCTTGGTATTCTTTGAATATTTGATCGGTTGCTTCAGATGCAACTAATGCTCTTAATTTGGCAACAGTTGTTATATGACCAATCTGCTTAAATGCATCGCGAATAACTGCAAAGAAACAGTCGCCATTATTTTCGACTTCATCAATTTTATAATTATTATTTTTCATGAATTTTTGTATCCAAGGTAATTTACTTGATTCTTTATATGATTTTTTTATTGCATTGGCTTCTGTTTCCGTTTCTTCTAATAACATTTTAGGTTGTTTTTCATTTTCATCTATTGTGAATATACCTTTTTCCAAGATTTTTTTTACCTTTTCTTGTTGTATTGATCCAACATCTTCCGGCACTTTTACTTGCATAACATCATCAGAATCATCTATACTTTTTTCTACATTACCCAATTCAGGTAATGTTGGTATTTCATCTGAAACGGATTTCTTTGTTTTATCCCACAACATTAAATATTTCATTACATCTGATTTTGATTTACGAACTATTTTTTCTGTAAAATCATAAAATAGTGGATTTCCTAATTTTTTAATATTAATATCACCATCTTCATCGAAAATTTTTAATGTTTTTTCTTGGATAATTTCAAATAATCCAATCTGTCCATCAATTGTATTATCATTTGAAACTAAATATATTGGATAAAATACTATATTGCGGTTTGCAAATGTATATTTTGGTTTACCTAAACAAATAACAACATCCTTTTCAAACATTTTTACTTCATATAATGCAGATTGATGTCCTTTATCTTCATTATCTATTTTTCGTTTTTCTTTATATTCAATATTGTCATTTATCTTGGAAAATACCATGTTGTATAATATATAATAGATTTTTATTTTATATTATTAAATTATATATATATATAAACCGTTTGAGTCCAACTATAAATTAGTTATTGATTATTTACATCGCCAAAGATTTGAATCCGCACATTCGGTCAACGACCTTTGGTTGTGGAAATTCATTTTTTTATCTGTAATTGATTACAAAGAATGTAAATCTGATATTATGTTTGTAAAAAGATTGAATTAATCGTTTTTATATCTGTAAATTGTAAATAAGACATTCTGAAGCAAATGTTGACACTGAAAGCGTTTTTGAGTTAAGAAAATTATACTGGTTTACCACTTTTAGATTACGAGTATCTATTTGTCTGTCTCTACGGCTTGTCTGCGGCTTGTCTGCTGCTGTTTTCTGTCAGCTGTATAGAGTCTATGTCAACAGTGTTCGTTTTAGATGGACATACTTTAAATTCATCTGATATCATATTCAAAATTTGTTCTTTCATTGTTTTATATGCCTCGTGTTCTTTTGATGTACCTTTATAAAAAAAGGGGTCTTCTATATCGGCACTTGGTTTATTACAAACTCCTGTTGCACAATCTAATCCAACTTTTATTCTACCTCTTTGTGAAGGAGTTAATGAACACTTGTCTAATTCTGTATTTATTTTGACTGCTACAGAATCATCCATTGGAATAATTTGTAAAGTATTATCCGGATTTGCTGTTCTTTCTTCTATTTCTCCGCATTCAAAAGCTTTAGATTGATGATTGTCAACTCTTTTTAAACATTTAACGTCTCTATAATTGCAATCTAATTGTGTAAAAATACTTGAATAAGGTGCCATTGATGCTCCAGGGGTTCTTACACTAACACCTCTACTATCAACATCAACATTATCTAAAATATTACGTATTAGATGTTCTGCAACAGGTGACCTACAAGTATTTCCTGCACAAGCAGTCATTATTTGTCTATTTCCACACGCAGTTCCTAATGCTAAAAGCAATAGTCCTAAAGTAGATAATTTTTTAACGCCACCTTTTTTAATGGGTTTTTTAGTAGTTTTTCTAGTAGTTTTTCTAGTAGTTTTTCTAGTAGGTTTTTTACTTTTCATATTTATATATATAAATATATTTATACCATCAAGATTAATCCAACCTACAATTGGATTCGATCGAAAACAAAAATAAAACAAAGTTCTATTTTAAATCTTCAAGGGTGTAAATATTAAGTGGGTTATAAACTATCTAATATATCTAAACATTTAAATATTGTTCGGTTTGTTAAACTGGGATGTTCTTTTAATTTCATTTCAGATATATATTTTATTTGATCAATTATTTTATCCCAATTTTCTTTTTCTGATAATAATTCCGCACCCTGTGATACAAAAATAAAAATATTTTCTACGATTTCTTCAATTTCATTGGTTCGTTTAGGTTGTTCAATATATTCTAATACAGTAGTTTGGAAATATTGTATAATATCAATAACTATATCTTGAGATACTAAATCCAATTTCATTAGATTCAATAAAAATATACTGGTTGCTTTCCGAGAATCATTTAATTTTGTATATGCACAAAATTTATCGTAATCTACGGATGGATCCGTATAATTAATATTTTGAATTGTATTTTTAAAATTGTCTATAAATTCGGTTAATATTGTATTAAATATTGTAAATTTTTGGATTAAACATTTATATAATGTTGCATATAATAATGAATTATTTTTATTTGTACTTGCAATATCAAAAATTGAATTTCCAATTCTACTAATATTTTGTAGTTTTTCTTCTTCTAATATATCAGATGACGATTGATTTTTTAAAAATGTTGTAATAAACTCTATAATAGTATCTTTTTGTAAATCAAAATTTTTAATTGATATTTTATTTAAAGACATTCTAATAATATTTATATCTTTTTCAATTCCTTCTTTTACATCAATCTTGGTAGGTTTAAAACTCGTTCTTACTACAGACCATTCTTCATCATTATTTGATGGAATTGATTTTCTTGGAGGTTTTTTATCAAATAATTTGGGTTTTAAAAGATTTGTTGTTTCTACATTAACACCTCCCATTAATTTTTCTAATTCGGTTAATATTTTCATATTCTGTTCTGGTAATCTATAATCAAATCCTTGATACATAATATTATTAATATCTAAAATGGAATAAATAGTGGTCATTTTTATAATTATATACTATATATTTATATATATTATGTTTATATTGATTTTATAAATAATTACTGAAATCTATAAGTTCTCTTGTAAAAACCATACCTTATATATATATAAAACTATATAAATAAATGATTATACATATATATAGAATATCTTTATTATGAATACTGAATTAACCGTTGATACAAATAATTTTAATACAAATAATGAACAAATTGATACAATTAATAAACAAGAACAAGAACAAGAACCAAACTCGACTCTTCCAAAAATTGAAAATTGGGAGGATTTTAATATTAAACCCGATCTTTTACGTGGTATTTTTTCATGCGCATATGAAAAACCAAGTCCAATTCAACAAACCGCAATTAAACCAATTTTAGATGGTTCAGATGTATTAGGTCAAGCACAATCTGGAACAGGAAAAACTGCCACATTTTCAATTGGTATTTTAAATCGAATTGACGTATCTGTAAAAGTGACTCAAGCAATTATTATTGCACCAACACATGAGTTAGTGAACCAAATTAGTAAGGTTGTAAAACAACTTGGAAGTATGATGAAAGGTTTAAATGTTAAAACATTATATGGTGGAACATCTGTTACAGATGATGCTCAAGATTTGCGGACAAATGTTCCTCATATTATTGTAGGTTGTTCTGGTCGTATTTTTGATATGATTAAACGTAAAAATATTAATATGGAAAATATTCAAATGTTTGCACTGGATGAAGCCGATGAAATGTTATCAAATGGGTTTAAAGACCAAATCTATAATATTTTTCAATATTTAAATGAATCAGTTCAAGTTATTTTATTTTCGGCAACATTACCATTAGAAGTAATCGAATTATCTAAAAAATTTATGAGAAATCCAGTTCATATTATGATGAAAGCTGAAAAATTAAACTTGGAATGTATTCGTCAGTTTTATATTGCAATTCCAAATGATCATGTTAAATATGATACAATTAAGGACTTATTCTCAAAAATCAGTCTTGGTCAATGTATTATTTATGTAAATAGTATTAAACGCGTAACTGATTTATACACTGCCATGATTGAAGAAGGATTTTCAGTTTGTAATATTCATAGTGGTATGGAAAAAGAAGAGCGAAATATTGCTTTTAAACAATTTGTAGCTGGAGAATTTCGCGTATTAATTTCATCAGATATTACAGCAAGAGGTATTGATATTCAACAAGTTAGCACAGTTATTAATTTTGATATTCCAAAATGTGTTCATACATATTTACATCGAATTGGTAGAGGTGGTCGCTGGGGACGAAAAGGTGTTGCAATTAATTTTGTAACAAGGCAAGATATGCCTTTACTAAAGGCAATCGAGAATCATTATAAATCAACTATTCTCGAATTTACAACAGACATTGTTTTATAATAATATTTTTACAATATTTGTTTGCGTTTATAATAATTATATAAATCTATAATTATTATTCTATATACTATATGAATGATTTTTTAGAAAGTGCAATTAATAACTCATTAAAAGATTTATATAAAAAAATAGAAAATACATCACTTGAACCAATTATTGGACCTCATATAAAATCATACATTAAATCAGATAACTCAAATGCATCTTTAGATAAAAACGATATATTTGTTGAATCTAAAAAGTCATTATATTATCCTTTTAAATTACCTATTAAATATTTAGATGATAAAACAATACACTCTCTTTCACCTATTGTATGTAATGATTTGGAATTGGCACCTACCATTTTACCAAATAAGTTATTGTCTACATGTAATCCCTGTATATATGATTGTTTATTTTTACCCAAACACGATTTTGCCAAGAATATGATTAGTGAATGGAAAACTCATTATAGCACAAATATTCCGTTTTTAAATGATACACAATCGGTATTACGTGATATAGAAAAATATAAAATTTTACTAAATACGTCACAACAAATATCTGAATATTCTGTTGATTGTGATAAAATGATGACTATTTGGAAAGATACTAAAGAAGATAAACATTTCTTGGAAAAATACTCTTATATGGATTGGGAAATGTTGGATCATTTAAATCATTCGACTCAATTTTTACAAATACTTTCATTCGCAAATATTACATCACCTATAATGAGTTTATTAGTTCCAATTCTTTTTTTAATTTTTCCTTTTATTATTTTAAAAATACAAAAAATACCAATAACTTTTGATGTGTATATTGATACATTAAAAAACATTGCCAAGAATCATTTTATCGGTAAAACGCTTATAAATATTCAATCTATGAGTTGGGATAAAGTTATATATATGTTTATTACATTCGGACTTTATATTATGCAAATATACCAAAATATTAATTCATGTTTTAGGTTTTATCGAAATATGAAAAAAGTAAATACACAATTATGCGAGATGCGCGAATATTTGCAATATTCGATTCAAAGTATGGATATATATATCCAAATAAACTTGGACAAAATTACATATAAACCATTTATAGATGATATTACAAAACATGTAGCATCTCTAAAATTATTACTAAAAGAAATAACTCCTATACAACCATTTAAACATGATCTTGGCAAGTTTTTAGAAATGGGATATATGTTGAAATGTTATTATGAATTATATTCTAACCAAGAATATTCAGATGCAATTCAATTTTCATTTGGATTCGAGGGGTATATAAATAATATGTTGGGTATATATTCAAATATTGAAAGTAATAAAGTATCATATGCAAAATTTGTCCAAGAAACTGATACTGAATTTAAATCGCAATATTATCCACCACTTAAAGATTCGGAATATATTACAAATGATTGTTCATTTAATAAAAATATGATTATTTCAGGACCAAATGCATCTGGGAAAACCACAATTATAAAAACGACCACAATTAATATTATTTTTTCTCAACAATTTGGTTGCGGATTTTATTCGGAATGTTCTTTAAATCCATATACCCATATACATTCATATTTGAATATACCCGATACAAGCGGTCGCGATAGTTTATTCCAAGCTGAAACCCGTCAATGCAAAACGATCTTGGATATTATTAGTTCATCTGATAAATCGTCACGCCATTTCTGTATAATGGATGAATTATTTTCTGGAACTAATCCGGTCGACGCTGCCAAATCCGCATATGCATTTTTATTGTATTTGTCTGAAATTAAAAACGTGAATTTCATGTTAACTACACATATTATTTCAGTGTGTAAAAAGATGAAGAAATCCAAGAAAATATGTAATTACAAAATGAGAGTTGAATTAGACGGAGATAAATTAATTTATTCTTATAAAATAAAAAAAGGTATTTCGCAAATTCAAGGGGGAATTAATATATTACGCGATATGAACTATCCGGAAGAAATATTAAATTCTATTAAGAATTATAGTAAATAATATAACTCACAAATATGTATAAAACTTGTGGTAAAAATTATTTCATATACACAAAAATATAAGCACAAGAATATCGTTTTACACCTTTTCTCATTTGATACACAAAAATTAATAGATTTCATGAAAATAGATAAAGTATGGGCAGAAAGACTTTTATTACGTCATAAACAAACAACAAAAAGTTTAAATTGCCAACAAAGCATCACGATAAAGGAATTAAGATTAATAGCAGATTATACTATCGACATGCACGAATAATGCAAGAGAAAGAGTGTAAAACAAATAAGTTATTAAATATTATAAAATAATAAAGTTATATATTACTATATGTAAATGGTAACAATAATATAAATTTTATTGTAAAATAAATATTATACCAAATTATTATAAATAATAATAATCGAATTATTTTAAGTATACAAATAATACTATATATAATTCCAAATAAAATACACGTTTTACACATGACTATTTTATGTAATAAATTACAATACGGATAATTTTTATACATATATTTTTTACAAATTGGACAGTTGTGTTGTAAATTATACCATGTATCTAAACATGATACATGTATTGAAATATTACATTCACATTGTTTTACATATATTGATTTTTGTAATAGTATAGGATATTCAATAATTGTTTTATTATTTTCTATAATAGATTTTGTAAATTCTAAACATATCATGCATTCATATTGAGAATATTTATTATTACACATTTTTTCATTTGAAATGTGTAATGGTGTAAAAATTATTGGTTCATATATTCCATGATAATCGTAATTTGCACAATACATATTATATATAATATATAATATATATGTTATTTTATTAGTCAAATATTGTGTTGACTAATTTGATATTTATTAGTCAAATATTGTGTTGACTAATTTGATATTTATTAGTCAAATATTGTGTTGACTAATTTGATATTTATTAGTCAAATATTGCGTTGACTAATTTATACGGATGATGACTGTCTTGACTCTGACGGTGGTCTTGCCAAAGATGACTGTCTTGCCAAAGATGGCTTTCTTTCAGAATAACCCGAATTTCTCGAATCAGGTCGATTCACACCTGCATCTGATGTTGTATGTTGGCGAGTATTTCGTTTAACTTGTTTAAACCCATCATCAGTTGATTGTTGTGGTTGGGATGACCTTACAGTTGATTGTTGTGGTTGGGATGACCTTACAGTATATTTACGTTCAGTCTGTTGTTGTGGTGCTTGAGTAGATGACTGTTCAAATGCATTTTTTCGTGTTTCGCACATAATCGGACCTCCATTAATACCCCATACATCTGATGCATTAAATTTATGAAGATCTGTTGTGCTCATTGTTAAATCAAAATCAACATATTCACCTTGTATTAAAAACTTGTATTGATTATTTTTTAAGCGAATAGCAGAGTAATGCACAAAAATATCAACACCCTTGTGTTCATTATCACTAACAACTGTAATAAACCCAAATCCGGATTTATTATTAAACCGCTTAACAATACCAGACATTCTTCCAATTGTTACACTACTTGACATAGGTTTATTAACTTGTTCACAAATAATTGATTCTGTTCTATCCGACATTATATTTTATTATACTATATATAGTATTACGTATTTATATCATTTATTTATAATATTTATTTGTTATCAATATATTAGTATATTATATATTTAGGAATATGAATAAATACCAAATTACATCAATATTATTTTTACTTTGTGCTTTATTTATTTCATTAGTATTAGGACAAACTATGTTTATAAAAAATCCGGTTGAAGGATTTGAAACATTAACTCCAAGTGAAATTCAAAGTTCTATCCAAGAAATTATAGATAATCCTAATAATCTATCTAATGTAAATGCAGCTGATATTTTAGTAAATAATCCATCAATAATGGATGATCCAACCGTTGCGTCATTAATTGTTAAAAATACTGATTTAATGCAAAATTCAAAAATTTCAAATTATCCATCAATACTTACTATTACAAATAAATCGATTTTTGATAGTTCAACATCAACACCTACAACTACCTCAACAACTACGCCAACATCAATACCTACAACTACCTCAACAACTACACCAACACCAGTTCCATCTAATTACAATATTTCATCTGAATGTTATACTAATATTAAACAACTACAAAATCCATATATATTAGCAAGTGATTTACCAACAATATTATCAAATATTCAATTAACATGTAGTTCAATTTCTAATTAATAAATATTGCATTTATACCCATGTATAATCAATTTCATTATAACCTAAATTATAACATCTTTCCATATATTTATATATTTTAGATTCTTTTGAATCTAATATATTTGATAAATTTTTCCAAGATTTTAATTGTTTACGTTCTTGGTTTATTGGTGAATTTATTTCATTCGACAAACTGTTAATATTCGTTGAACTCATATTCGACAAACTGTTAATATTCGACCAAGGTAAATCGCCAAACATTAAGTTTAAATACAAATACCCCAATGAGATCAAGTCATCCCTTCGACTTGGTTCTTGGCCATTATGTATATTATAACTAATATATTTAGGTGTTCCAATAATATATTCTTTATTTTTTTTAAATTCGACATGTTTAAAATTTTCATCTACATAAAATGTAGACAGTCCAAAGTCTATCAAAAACAATTCTCCATCTTTCATCATTATATTTTGTGGTTTAATATCACGATGAATTATATATTGCATATGCACATTTTCCAAGATTTCTAATAATATTTGCATAATTGTATCCATTTTTTCTTGGTTAATTGTTTTATGTTTTGCATAATCTTCTAATGAATTTTGATAATATGTTATTATAAGTGTAGGGCATTTTTCAAAAATACCATACCAAAATACACTTGGTATATGTTTTACTCCATGACAATGTAAATAATTTAACATAGTAGTTTCATGCTTTAATAATTTATATTCGCTCAATAATTCAATTTTTATTGCAACTGTTTCTTGGTTTTTTATGCGCGTTCCTTTATACACTTTACCAAATTTGCCTTTACCCAAGACTTTATCAATTGTATATTTTCCAAGAATAGTATTTTGTTGCATTATACTATTTTATTTATTATACAATATTTATATTTATATTTAGTATATAAATATAAAAATGCTTACAGTAAAAAATATAATTACTACGGATACTATAAAAATTCGTGTTTATACTGGTATGATTGTTTTATTATATTTTTGTTATTTTTTAATATTTTTTGGACTATATGCAGTTAAACCTGAATATATTCATATATTAAGTATTTCTATACAACTTTTTATATGTGGACTATTAATATGGATTTTTAATCCATTTATAAAAAATAAATTACAAATATATGATGGTCAAATTATATTTGCAGCGGCATTATTTTTATTAAATAATGTTGTTGTTACTGAAATTGAAACATATTTTAGAACTCCAATACCTACTATTAAAAATACAATCAAAACTGATATAAATAAAATGTTAATACCAATGACTATCCAAAAATAATATTTGTAAAAAATATATTTATATAAACAAAAACAATATAAATATATTTTATAAATTACTAAGATTAAATGCAAAATTTATCGACTAAAGAAATATTTCAAAATGCGAAATTTGATAAAGATTTAGCATGTGCTATAAATATTGATGATTTATTACTTGCAGTTGAAAATGACAAAAATTCACATTTAGATAACAAAACATTGGTAAATATTGCAGAAGATAAATTTAATCAATTAAAAAAGTTAAATCTTGGAAAAGAACAAACTAAAGTATTATTTAGTAAATTAGCAGAGTATCGATATATAGATGAAATATGTCAATTACATAAAGGTAAACATGTAAGATGGATTCGAAATATAATAATTAATCCAACTGAAACCAGTATTAACAATAAAACTAAAAAACCTATAAATTTAACAACTGGTGGTATTGTTGTTGATATAAAATTCTTGGATACAGGAACGCATATAATGGTTTTAACTAATAATCCAAAATGTAAATGTATACAATATAAATTTGACGATTGTATTACATTTCAAAAATTATCAGTGGATGAACAATTGATCTTGGCTGCATATGAATTTATTAAAGATACTAATGTATTAATCAATTAATGTCATATTTGACAATTCCGATAAATATCGCTTTGAACATGTTTCAACTAATAGTCCATTTGCATATACACCATAATTAGAATAGTAGTCATTATTATCTAATGCAATATGATAAATTGTAAAGAATCCATTTTTTTCATAAGGAATTGTTTTTTCATCTATACATGCAGGTAATCTATATTTATCATCAGTTATATAAATTTTATTAAATATTTTTAAATTTTGTTTGTGTTGTTCTTGAGTTAATTTATTAACTAATAATGAATGACATCCTGTAATTATCAATTCTTCAAATAAATCTGGATATTGATTTTTCGAACATCTATACAAACGATCTTTATGTCTTTCATCATCACCTGAATTATATATCTTTGAATACCCTATCATATTTAACGGAACATAATTATGTTTATATGTTTTAATTAGGTCACCTTTTCTTAAATCTTGGATTGGTATATACACATCTTTATTTGTGTTTTTATCTAAACATTGAATTTTGCTTCCTTCTAAAAAACATGGAAATGGCAAAATTACATAATCAAAAATAGTCATATTTTTTGTTGTTGTTAAATATGTATATGCATCGTTTGATGTATAATTCCTAGTCAATATAATAGGAGCGTCTGAATCTGATAAAGTTAAACCATTTGGTAATGAGGCATTGTCACGTAAATTTATAATAAATTGAGTATATTCTAGCACTGTAAACCCACACGTAAATCCATATGTCATATTTGTTACAGATGAAAAATTTAAATTACCAACCTGTGGATAATGAAAGGATACGCAATTTCTTAAAAAACGAGAAAAATCAGTAACATTTGATGTATCCCAACTACTAATATTTTGATTAAAATTTACCGCATTATTAAAACAGTAAGACATTTCAGTAACATTTGATGTATTCCAAGAACCTATAGGTTGATTAAAATTTGTTGCATTATTAAACATTCCGTACATATCTATAACATTTGATGTATTCCAAGAACCTATGGGTTGATTAAAATTTGTTGCATTTTGGAACATTACATTCATACTTGTAACATTTGATGTATTCCAAGAATTTACGGATTGATTAAAATCCGTTGCAGCATTAAACATTGCAACCATACTTGTAACATTTGATGTATTCCAAGAACCTATGGGTTGATTAAACCTCGGCGCACTATTAAACATTGAATTCATACTTGTAACATTTGATGTATTCCAAGAACCTATGGGTTGATTAAAATTTGTTGCATTTTGGAACATTGAAATCATACTTGTAACATTTGATGTATTCCAAGAATTTACGGATTGATTATAATCTATGGGTTGATTAAAATCCGTTGCATTATTAAACATTCCATACATATTTGTAACATTTGATGTATTCCAAGAACCTATGGGTTGATTAAAATTTGTTGCACTATTAAACATAAAACCCATATCTGTAACATTTGATGTATCCCAACTACTAATATCTTGATTAAAATTTGCAGCATTATTAAACATTGAACTCATATTTGTAACTCCTGAAACATCCCATGCATTCATATTACCAAAATTGGCTGATGGCATCGATACGAATTGCCAGCATTGTGTTAAATTTGTGCCACTTAATGTAATAGGTCCATCGGTTGCTGTAATTTGTCCAGAAAAATTATAAAATGCTCCTTGACCATTAACTTCTAAACTATTACGACATAATGGTATTCCACCAAATGCTGTAATATTTAAACTAGATTTATTTATATTACCAAATGGAAACATTGGAAAATTTATGTTTAATCCATCACCATTAGTGTAACTAATATCAATAAACTGTGTCCATGTCCATGTTATAGTTGTATCGTCAACATTTGGAACTATTTCAGATTGTAAACCTACAAATGAATTATTAATATTAATAATAGGACATAATATGTTTGAAATATCGGGGTAATTAGTACTTAAATCATTTAAATCGCTATTTGATAATGTAAAAATAAAACTGGGCATTATAATATATAATATATAATATAAATTATAAATTTTATTTTATTAAAATTACTAAATTAAAATTACTAAATTAAAATTACTAAATATGTTTACACACTTTACGATAGTCCAACTTAACCCAGTAAAAACTGGTTAAGGATAAAATACGTAGCAATTATAATATGTTTGGTTTGTTTTTAAGACTCATATATTACTGCTAAACAAACATTACTGGTTGGATTTTTGATTAAATAAAGTATATCCAAACATATAATTCATATTTGTAACTCCGGAAACATTCTATGCATTCATATTACCAAAATTGGCTGATAGTAAACGATTAGATAAAAAATATTATAAAGTTAGATGAATCTGTTAATTTATTAACTGTTATTATTAGTAAAATAGTAAGTTATATCAATCAAACCATTACACTTTTTGATTGATATTTGATAGCACATATTTTTTGAATTGTTAGATTAAAATATGAGTTGAATTAAAATCCAGGTAAAACCTGGATTGCACACCTTGCGGTTGCAACTTTAATAGTAGATTGCGTAACTGCATTCCATGTAATTCCATCAGATGATGAAGCTAATATATTTGTTGATCCTATAGCAAACCATTTATTTAATGAACTGTTCCATACACAACTAAAAGGAGTTCCAAAACCAGTAGCACTTGATGTCCCTTTAAACCAATTTATACCATTATATGAATATGCAAATGCACTTTGTTCACCACATACTACAAATTGCGATAATGTTGTACTCCAACTAACCCAATTACCTAATGTAACTGGTGTAGGTGTTGGTGGTGTCCATCCTGTCCATGAAACTCCATTATTTGTGCTATATATTAAACAAGTAGTGCCTTGACCAACTGCTATAAATATATTTAATATAGGTGACCAGCATACTGACTGAATATTCGATAATCCGGATGAAATAGCATTCCATGTTGATAAATTCGTAGATACGTATAAATTATTACCACTAACACCTGTGCCCATTACAACAGTTGAAACAATTGAATTTGCACCTGAATTTAAAATAACTCCACTTGGGTCACTTGCAGCAATTCCGCGGACAACCGAATTTAAAGCCATAATAGAAGAAAGATTTGTTTGAGTCCAAATGATTCCATCATCTGACGTATATAGACTTTGATTTATTACGCATATAAATTTGTTAAATGCACTTGCCCAATGTACACCACCCACACTATTAGTTCCTGTACCCAAATATAGCGTAACCCATGTGTTACCTTTATCCGTTGATGTTGATATACAATTTTGTCCACCAAATGATGATAATACTATATTTGTGCCATTTGTTGCAATACCGGATATTGAACATGTTTGTGTTTTTGATAATCCAACAATTGTAGTAAATGGCGATGATAATGATATTACCATATATTGATTAAAAGCTCTATTTACAGAATTAGACCCAATTATAAATGAATTATTAAACCATATAACAGAAAACATAGGACCACCACCAGCACCATTTGAAGTAGTAATTAATCCCTTTTGTGACCACGTTACTCCATTATCAGTTGATACTACAATGTTTGTACTAGTAGTTAAAGTAGACCCATTACCAACTGCAACAAACGTTGATGAACCATCATTTGTAATTGCCCAAGCTTGAGCATTTCCTGTTTGAACTCCTGCTATTTGACTCCAAGTGCTTCCATCATCTGATTTTGCTAAACTTGTTCCATTTGTAGTTCCTCCACATAATATCCATTTTGTTCCATTATATGTAATACCATAACACGTTGTTAAAAGTGTATTATTTGCGGCATTTGTCCAATTTCCACCAGATGAATCTGTAGAATAAATAACCGTAGGAATTGATACACTGCCACTGCCTACAGCTACCCATTTAACACTTGAATTGGGGTTTGGCCTACATGATGCAATACCATAAATACCACTAGTTGACAATGGTTTACCAATACCAGTCCAGTTAATACCATCTGGTGAAGTTGCTAAAAAATGAGTTCCTGTAATTGCACCTGCAATGTAATATCCTCCAATATAATCAATACATCTACCCGTTGTAAATAAAGTAGTACCGAGCCCAGTCCAATTAATACCATTATATGAATATGCAATTGAATTTGTTCCTTGTCCGACTGCTACAAACATGCCACTATTTGGATTATATACCATTCCATAACAAGCATATGAAAATATAGAAATACCGAGTCCAGTCCAAGTTATGCCACTATCGTTTGAATAACAAAGTGAATTTAGAGGACTTCCATTCCCACCTCCTGCTACTAAAATAGTTCCATTTGTTGCAAATGTATTTATTCGGTCTGTTGGAAAAGGAAAATAAAAAGGTGCAGTGCCGAATGTATTCCATGTTAAACCATTATATGATGATGACAATGCATTAGTTGTAGTACTGCCTCCACCTGCTAACATCAAAAATGGTTTTACACTATTGGGTTTTGTTCGAACTAAATTACTATTTAATGTACAAATTGAACTAAATGCCATTATATAATATATATTTTATAATAATACAAATTATAAACCCGTTGAACCAAATCCTCCAGATCCTCGTATAGTATCTGATAATTCAGATTCATCTATTACAACAACAAAAATCGGATGTAATGTTGGCAAACAAATTTGTAGTAATCGTGTATATCGATCAACTACATATTGATTTAAATCCGAATTTTCAAGTTTTAACCACTTAAATGCACCAATTAAAAACCCCCTATATCCACTATCAATAATACCCGTATGATTTGATAACATTAATTCTGTCTTGGAAATACTTGAACGTGGATACAACATATATGCGGATGGTTCAATTACTTGATTTATATAATCTACAAAATACATTTCACATTTTACTTGATGATTAATCATCTTATTTTGCGAACCACGATTAAAAATTTGCTGATCCGGAACAAATAAATCAAATCCCGAATTGGGAAAACGATCATTTAATATAGAATTATTATGCAATTGAACTTGGGCTTTATATAAATCAACTAATTCTGGGTTTTGTGCATTTACATACAACTTTAAAATTCCGTATTTAGTTGTTCCATTTAAAAAATTCAAATTATTTAATATATTTGAGTTAAACATATTTGTATAACCACCACCACCACCAGTTGAATTAATAATATTATTTAATTGATTCATTAATTAATATATGTATATGATTTTAAATCATTTATAATAATAATATTATATTGGTTGTAAATACATATTTTTATATTCTTTCCAAGAAATTGCTGAACCTGTTTTTTTTTCAACAATTTTAGATTCATTTTCTTTGTCCAAATTATCCGAACATTTAATTGCAGAATCAATATATAATTCTTTTAAAATTTTTCCAACCATTGCAGATCCTTCATGTTGATCCACTTTATTTTCTTCAATTAATTTCAATACAATTAATAAACGTGTCAGAATTTTTAAATCAATTTCATCTTTTAAAACTTTATTAAAAATATCCATATAATTGTTATACAAAAATGCACATTCGACTCGTGCCATTTCTTGGAAACTAACAAAATCTGCAGTTTTTAACACTGATTGAGTCCGTTTCAAATTTTCCAATTTACTTACATCAGCACGAATAAGTCCACTATGTTTTAAATTTCGAATAGATTCCGTATTATCATCACAGTCAGAATCTTTAATTAATTTTTTTAAATTTAAACGGTCTTGCGAAGTTAAACTCATTTTAAATATAATTATATAATAATCTTTTGTTTATGTATTTTTAAACACAAATATTATAAAAATATATTATAGTTAAATGGATACTACAGAAGATAAAAATACATATTATATAGCACTAAATAAAACATCAAATGCTGGATATTTAGCAATATCAACACTATTTATTGGTATATTTTATATTGTAATTATTTATTTATTTTCATTTATTTATATTCCAACTGACCAGATTTCAAATGAATCCGCTCTAGTAAGTTCATTTTTATTTAATCCGAAAAGTGCAGTAGATGTTTTTTCAAAATTTGTAAAAACCGAATGTAGCGCAGAGCATTTTTCAAACATGTCCAAAAATACAACAATCGAATTAATAACAAATAAAATAGATGAATTTACATCATATATTCAATATTGGTTTCATAGATTATTGCTAATATTTTATATTAACAAAAATACAATAAGTAGCACTCAAAAAATAAATCGCATTTCATTTATGGATATTAAGATATAAAACTATATAATATTAATTATAGTATAAACCCAGATCAGTTATATATAAATTATTATATATAACTATTTTAAAATGTCTATTTATGAAACATATAACCCAATATTTAATAGTATATTTTCACTTGAAAATATGAAATATATTATAATAATTATTTTTGTTATTTTATTAATAAATGGTTTAAATTTAAAATTGTTAATACCATATACATTAATATTTATATTATATTTAGTAATACGTAATATTAATAAAACACATAGTAATGGAATTCTTTTTATAGATTATTTTTCAATTAGACAACTTGATGTAATATTTGCATTAATTTTTGGTTTTATAATGATTGTATTTTTAGTATTTTCTATTATATTTGCATACAAACAATATTTTGATAATACTGGAACATGTCATCCATTATTAGTTTATTTAGGTAATACAAAATCATGTATGCGTAATATAAATGAAAATTTTGATAATCAAAATGAATCTTTTATAGATAAATTGGTGTTTTTAAGTAAAATAGTAAAAACCCCATTTGATCAAATCTATTTAGGGTATTTAGCTATTATAAGTATTTTAATTAATACAATTACATATATTAAAACATCATTTAATAGTGTGTTAACACTATTTTTTAAAAAACAAACAGAAATGTCTGATAAAGTTCGGACTATTTTTGTTGAACCATTAATGATAAAAATTACTGATCCATTATTTAAAATTATACAATTACTATTTGATAGTTTTTGAATAAGTAATATAATACAAATACAATATTTTATCTTATAAATATGTATATGATGAAATTTTCGTTCAAATTAATTATAATAGTTCTTGCATTTGTTTTTATAATATTTTTGAGTATGTCTTCATCTACTTATATACCTTATTCATTTTCAGCTTCTTCAAAATTGCCACAATATCCATATGAGTGGTTTAGTGAATATACGACTTATCCAGAGAATAAGTCAATTGACTCGTATGATTCAAAACAAATTTCTCAATCATCTATGGGAAATGTAACAAAACTTAAAGGTTTTGATGGTTTAATCGTTTCACCGAATTCTCCAGAAACATCACTTGATACTTATTCACAATCATTAGGAGATAAAACATGTCAATCATACGGACTTACAAATTCGGCTGGATTTTTATGTTTGAACCCAGATCAAATAAAATTATTAACAACTCGTGGTGGAAATGTATAATTTAACAATTCAATTATTGATTATGTATCCAAGAAAACAAAACACAAAAATCATTATTTATAATATAAATGAAATAACGTTTTAACCGTTCAAAAAACCCTTATAATTATTTAAGCCCTCCATAGATTAAAATGTTTTATCACAATGAATACAATATTTAATAATTGTAGAACTATCACCTTGACATGTATCAATTGTATCTAATATAATTTTATGAACACAATTTACATCAATAAATTGTTTTATTTTATTACAGATTTCTTGGTATTCGGTTGACTGATTCTCAAGTGAAACGTATTCTAAATTTCGGAGTGCTGCACACATTGATTGAATTATATATGTATTATTTACGGTTTGATTATTCATATAAAATATATATAATATACATTTTATATTTTATATTGTTTATACTAAAGCATAAATGATTGGTGGTCAAAATTTGAAATATAAAAAAGTGTAAAAATCGTAGATTCCTTGTATTATATATACATTGATAACATACTTTGATTTTGATTCTCATCATTTTTAATTAATATATCAACATCTTTACACGAAACTGTTATTGGAAATGTAACTTTCAAATCAATTTCAGATTTAAATAATTCATTATCTGATTTAACTAATCGAAATAAATTGAGTTTTGTATGAATAATTTCCAAACATCGTTTTAAATTACGTACACCCGCTTCATCATGAGTTAATGCTTTATTTGTTATAATATACATTAATGTATCATCTTGAATAATTACATCAGTTTCGTGAAAACTAACTTGTTCACGAATCTTGGGCAATAAATGTTTTTTTGCAATAATTATTTTTTCTTTAGCTGAATATCCCTTTGTTTGAATTCGATACATGCGATCTTTTAAAATTGGATTTACTTTTGATTCATCGTTATAACTAAATATAAACAAACATTTTGATAAATCAAAATCAACCTCTGAAAAATATTTGTCATGAAATTGATTGTTTTGTGTTGTATCTGTCAAATGTGTTAAAATACCAGTAATTTCTTCACCTCTTGGTGTTTCACTAATTTTATCTAATTCGTCAAAATATATAATTGGATTCATACATTTACTATCAATTAAAATTTGCACAATTTTTCCCCAACTACTACCTTCATATGTATATGAATGACCTTCTAAAAAACTGCTATCGCCTGAACCACCTAATGCAATAAATGCAAATTCACGCCCTAATATTTGACTAATACCTTCTTTAACTAAAGAACTTTTACCAGTGCCAGGTGGACCTTTAATTGCAATTGCGGTTCCAAGTGCTGATGGATTTGTAATCCATTGTCCAATCATTTGCAAAATTTGTAGTTTTGCATCATTTAAACCATATACACATTCATCTAATTTTGCTTTTGCATCACACATAAATTTACTACACGTATCAATACCATCGCTCATTTTAATAGACAATTCTTTATATTTTCCAAACGGAACTCTCATAAATGTATCTACCCAATTTTTAATTTTATAATATTCGGAATCACTCGGATCCATTTGTCTTAATATATTTAATTTTTGCATTACAGTTGCTTTATATTTAGGCAAAATATTTGATTGCAATAAAGTTAACCTATATGGTTTATCAATATTAATATATGTATTAATTTCTTCAAATTCTTTCATAATTTTTAATTGTTCTTTATTTGATAATTTTTTTTTAAAATATTCTAATTCACTTGTATTTTTTTGTTCTCCGTGTATCATATCATAATATTTCTTTGCATTTGTATTGCGTCCTTTCATTACTAATTTGCTAATGGATTTTGTGCAATCTTTAATTGCACGTTTTAGAATTTTACTTTCGGGTTTTTTTTTTAGTTTATCAATCAAATGTTTTTTTAATTCAATTAATTCACTATATTCATTTTCAGTATCATCCGATTCTTTTTTTTCAATAACTAAATTTAGTTTGCTTGATGTTTTGTTTTTGTTTTTGATTTTTGATTCTTGTTCTGGTTTTAGTTCTGATTTTGGTTCTTCCAATACCTCGTATTTTTCTTTCATAAATGTTTCTTCTTCCTCTTTTGTACATTCAATATTTTCATCTTCTTCTAAAATATTAATATCATTTTCATCGCCATATTCATCCTCATATCCTGAAAAAATAATATTTACATGATTTTGATTATTTGTTTCAGAATCTGAATCTGAATCATTTAATGGTTTTGATTTTTTTTTTTTAGAATTTTTTTTTGGTTTTTTTATTTCATATTCAGATGATTCATCTGAATCAATTAATTCATCATCATTTTCCGAGTCAGAAATTATGACATCATTTTTCGTTTTTTTCATATATGATGGTTTTTTGGATGTTTTTTTGGAGGTTTTCACTTTTTCATTCATATATTTAGATGGAAACATATTTGCTAACATTTTTTGAAATGATTCTTTATTTATTTCTTTTGAATCACATGAATTGTATTCATCAGATTCAGATGAATCGTCAGAATTAGATTGAATAATTTTTTTATTTTTTTTATTAGTTGGTTTATATGACGAATCAGTCGTTTCATTTTCAGATGAATCCGAATCAATTGTATCAGTCCATTCAGCATCTGATTCTGAATCAGATTCCGGTTTTTTTTTTAATTTATTATTACGTATATTATATTTTGAATTTTTAATTGACATTATGGATAAACTAATATATATAGATGTGTTTAACTCTTTTACATAAAACAATTGTATATAAGTGTATTGTATAAAATTGATTTCAAACAATATAAAAAAATAAAACAATATATTATAGTAATTTTATAAAACATGTCAAACCAAAAATCAAAAATGAATGAATATAAAGCTCCATCTCGAATTATTGGTATTCAATTTAGTATATTATCTCCTGATGAAATTCGCAAAAATTCGGTAGTTGAGGTTACATCAAGAGACACATATATTAATAATAAACCAGTTATTGGTGGATTATTTGATCCAAGAATGGGTGTATTAGAATCCGGCACAATTTGCCCAACAGATGGTCTAACATATATTGATACACCCGGATATTTCGGGCATATTGAACTTGCTCGACCTGTATTCTTTATACAACATATCAAAGAAATAATGAAAATCTGCCGATGCATATGTTTCAAATGTAGCAAACTTCTAATAAATAAAGACCAACATAAACATATATTAAACAAATCTGCAGAAGAACGTTGGGATTATGTATGTCAAGTTTCGTCAAAAGTAAAACGTTGTGGAGAATTAACAGATGATGGTTGTGGTTGCAAACAACCTGATAAAACTAAATTAGAAGGTATGGCAAATATTATTGCAATTTGGGAAAATATGGAAACTGATGATGATAGCAAAAAAGTGAGTATGCGTCTAACTCCGGAAATTATGTTAAAAATATTTAAACGTATTTCCGATGATGATGTCACATTTATGGGATTTAATCCAGTTTGGTCTCGCCCTGATTGGATGATTTGTCAAGTATTGCCAGTTCCTCCTCCGGCAGTTCGTCCATCTGTAAAACATGATGCTCAGCAACGTAGTGAAGACGATTTAACCCATATATATAGCAATATAATCAAAACCAATAATACATTAATGGAAAAGTTGTCAAATCCGGATTCAAATGCAGTTGCAATTGAGGTCTATACACAAATATTGCAACATTCGATTGCAATGATTGTCAACAACAAAATCAAGGGTGTTGCACCAATGGCTCAACGTTCTGGTAGACCATTACAATGTATTATGGGTAGATTAAACAGCAAAAATGGACGTATTCGTGGCAATTTAATGGGGAAACGTGTTGATTTTAGTGCACGTTCCGTCATTACAGGTGATCCGAATTTGTCTATTAAACAGCTCGGTATTCCATTAAAAATTGCTAAGAATATTACTAAACCAATTACAGTGAATGAACGTAATCGTGAATTCTTAATGAAACTTATCCAAAATGGACCCGATAAGTATCCCGGCGCAAAAATATTGGAACGTAAAAACGGTGAACATATTTCGCTCAGATACGTCGACCGTGCTTCTATACGATTGGAATCGGGAGATGTTGTGCACAGACATATGATGGATGGAGATGCGGTTCTATTTAATAGACAACCAAGTTTACATCGAATGAGTATGATGTGTCATATTGCGAAAATCATGTTTATTGGTGATACTTTTCGTATGAACGTTGGGGACACTAAACCATACAATGCTGACTTCGATGGGGATAAATTTTGTTCCCAACATGCGGGTGCCGTATAAGTTGTAGATAATACTTATATGGGAAAACAGTGTAATATCTACTAATTCTTACTTTTGCATAGAGTAATCGAATTAATATAACCGTATAGTTATTATGGGAACCAAGTTTCCCATATGCCCTCCTTTAAGAAAGGGATGGGGCGTACGGGGAAACCTACGGTTTCCTGTAGTAGCAATGCGACCAAATTGCGAGAAACCCCTTAGAGCCGTTATAGTTTAATAAACTATATTTACCACTACTAAGTTTATATGGAAACATATAGATGGCCGAGATTAGAACTCGGGTACAGTAAAAATGTGGAGGATTGGGCAATTCGCAGCCAAGACCCTAAACTCGTTATGATAGAGTATGGGTAAGGTTCAGAGACTAGACGGTTGCAGGTCTTATATGATGGTCTAATCAACCGGATAAGGCTCAAGGTATAGTCCAATCCTGTATCGAAAGAACAGGTTGCTCCAAACGCAAGTAAAATATAATGGAAATGAATATGCACATGCCCCAGAATGTTCTGGCAGAAACCGAATTGCGACATTTAGCAGCAATTCCATTCCAAATTATCAGTCCGACGAACAACTCACCGCTGATTGGAATATATCAAGATTCATTGTTAGGGTCATTTCGACTAACAAGACCCAATATTACAATGACACCACGCGATGCCATGAATTTACTAATGATGTTTCCAAAAGTAAATACAGATGCATTGCGAGAAAAAGGTGCAAGAATATCGAGTTTCGATGTTTTATCTCAAATATTACCACCAATGACAATGGTATACACGACCAATCTGTTTGAAGAAGGCGAAGATTATGAGACCTCAAATAATGTATTGGAAATACGTAATGGTAAAATATTGCGTGGACAACTGGAAAAAAAAGCATTGGGCTCAGTAACAAAAGGCATTTTACACCGTATTTGCAACGATTTTGGAAATATGGCTTGTGCAAATTTCAACGATGATTTGCAAAATATTGTGACTGAATATATGAAATCCAGTTCATTCAGTGTAGGTATCAGCGATTTGATTGCAAATAAGAAAACAAGCGACGAAATTATTCAGGTTATTACTGCACAGAAGTTGGACGTTAAACTTTTGATTGATAAAGTGCATCTCGGTATTTTCGAAAATACGGGAGCAAGTTCGAATATGGTCGATTTTGAAACAAAAGTCAATAATTTGTTAAATAAAGCGACTGAACAATCCGGCAAAATTGGACGTAAATCATTAAGTAAAGATAATAGATTCCTTATGATTGTTGAGTCGGGATCAAAAGGTTCATTAGTAAATATTTCGCAAATGATTTCGTGTTTAGGACAACAAAACGTAGATGGAAAACGAATTCCTTACGGATTCGACAGCCGAACATTACCGCATTACAGTAAATACGACGATTCTCCAAATGCTCGAGGATTTATTGAAAATTCGTATATTTCAGGACTCACGGCTCCCGAATTATTCTTTCACGCAATGGGTGGACGCATTGGACTTATTGATACTGCAGTAAAGACGTCCCAAACAGGGTATATACAACGTCGATTGATTAAGGGTCTGGAAGATTTAAAAGTCGAATATGACATGACTGTCCGAAATAGTAAAGGTAAAATAGTTCAATTCGCGTATGGTGACGACGGATTCGACTCAACTAAAACTGAACATCAAATTATTCCATTGGTCGGTATGAGTATTGAAGACATTTATATGCATTATGATATTCCCGGAATCAACAATGAAACTGATGTAAAACTCGCGATTTATACAAAAGGCACAATCTCGCGTATGACAAAACAACGCACAGATACTATGGTCAAATGCAAATTTTATATTGATAAAATGATTTCGGCACGTGACTCACTTGTAGAAAATATTTTCAAGTTTAAAGACGATAATTTAGTGCGACTACCAATTGCATTCCAAAATATTATAGCCAATATACATGGTCAACTTGGACTAACTACCAATTCGGCAGTTGATATTACACCATTGGAAACATTCGAATTAATTGAAGAATATTTTGCAAAATTAAATACGATTTACTATGCAAAAACAAATCCTTTGTTAGAAATCATGTTCTACTTTTATTTAACACCACGCGACTTGTTGGCATTCAAACATTTCCATCGCAAAGGTCTGATTTTAGTTCTTGAAACTATCTTGTTAAAATTCAAAGAGGCATTAGTGCATCCTGGTGAGATGGTTGGTGTCATTGCTGGACAAGGTATTGGTGAGCCTAGCACACAGCTCACACTCAATTCACTCATATATGAAGATGAAATTATTGTAAGAAATTCCAAAAAAGAAATTATCAAGATAAAAATTGGAGAATTCACCGAAAATCAAATTAAACTTTCACCGAAAATCGATTATATGAAAAACAAAGACACAACGTATGCAGAATTATTAGAGTATTATGAGGTTCCATGTGCAACCGAAAGTGGAGAAACTGTATGGAGACGTATAGAAGCTGTCACACAACATCCAGTAATAAATGAGGATGGCACAAATATGATGTTGAGAGTAACTACAAAAGGCAATCGCGAAATTACCGCAACAAAAGCAAAATCATTCACGCAATTAATTGATGGAAAGATTGTGGGTGTTAATGGAAAAGATTTGAAAGTTGGCGACTATTTACCGGCATCTATAAAACCATTGGATTATGCAGAACAATTCACATTAAATTATATGAAATTGGTTAATTTATGTGATTATAATATTCCTGAAAATATTGAATTGGATTATAACTTTGGATATTTAATTGGCGCATACTGTTCAGAAGGGTGTATAATAAAACATCAAATATCAATATCAAATAATGACACTAATTATTTTAAACCAATATTGGAATTATGTAAAAAATGGAATATAGAAGTTCAAATGTATACACAAAATACTGAACAAACCAGTACAGATATTCGTATTTATAATACAGTATTATGTCGAATTCTGGAAAATCTTTGTGGAAAATTAAATCATAATAAATATGTTTCACCCAAAATTGTATTTTCAAACCGAAATTGTATATTGGGATTTCTGGATGCATATATTAGTGGAGATGGCGGTGTTAATATACATTCAAACACCGAAAAATCTGTAAAAATTGAAATTACGTCAGTATCTAAACAATTGTTAACTGATGTTATGGTTATGTTAAAAAATTTAAATATTGTAGGAAATATTCATAAACCAAATAAAGTGGAAACAAATAATAGAGAAAGTAAAGATATAAAACAACATTACTGTCTCCAAATATGTAATATCCAATCACAGAAATTAGGCTCAATATTAAATTTATCAATTAAAGAAAAACAAGACAAACTTGAAAATCTATTAATACAAGACTTTATGTATGAACATAGCAAATCATATTTAACTGTTCCAAATATTGTAAATGGCGTGTTGATTATGCAAGACCGTAATGGATCAATGCCAGATTTAATATTTGACCAAATTGTATCCATCGAAGAAGTTCCGAATACAACAGATTATGCATATGACCTAACAGTTGAAGACACGCGAACATTTGATTGCTATAATGGTATGTGTGTTTTCGATACATTTCATCTTTCAGGAGTTGCCTCAAAATCAAATGTGACAAGAGGTGTGCCAAGAATTGAAGAAATTTTGAGATTAACCAAAAACCCCAAGAATCCATCTCTAACTGTTCATTTGAAACCAATTGATGAACAAGAACAAGACAAAGCAACCAACTATTCAAATATGTTGGAACATATGAAATTAGTCGATGTTGTAAAATCAATGCAAGTGTGTTTCGACCCAAATGAATCTACTACATTTATCCAAGATGACAAATTATTATTGGATCAATATTACGAATTTGAGAAATTGTTGGATGACTGCACCGGTAAACAAACAACATCAGGCGTAATACAAAAATCAAAATGGATTATTCGTATGGAAATGGATCCCGAAATTATGCTTGATAAAAATATTACAATGGATGATATTCATTTTGCAATCACAAATAGTCAGTGGGGTAATGATATTACATGTGTATATTCAGATTATAATATGGATAAATTAATATTCCGAATCCGAATGAATAGCACAGTATTCAATAAAACCAAGAAACGCGGAGCAGCCGAAACATTGGACCAATCTGATGAAATATATATGTTGAAGAATTTCCAAGATACATTACTAAATAATATAGTATTACGTGGTATTAGTGGTATTAAGAATGTATTGGCGCGAAAATTGCAAAATTACGTGATTAAAGAGGATGGCAAATTCAATAAAAAAGACGTTTGGGTATTGGATACTACAGGTTCTAATTTACTAGAAACATTGGCCGTTGATTTTATTGATTATACAAGAACCTATAGTAATGATATTAAAGAGGTATTTGACGTATTGGGTATAGAGGCTGCAAGACAAATTGTGTTTAATGAATTAACTGAAGTCATGGAATTTAGTGATGTGTATATTAATTATCATCATGTTAGTTTATTGTGTGACCGAATGACAACAAATAAAGATATGGTTTCTATATTTAGATCAGGTTTATTAAATGATAATGTTGGACCAATCGCTAAAGCAACTTTTGAAGTGCATACAGAAGTATTCTTAAATGCCGCAAGACATGCCGATTTTGACCATATGCGTGGTGTAAGTGCAAATGTGATGTGTGGTCAATATGGATATTACGGAACAAATGCTTTTGGTATAGTATTGGATATGAAAGCAATGGAAACTTTAGAGGATGCAACAGTTGATACATCAAATAAAGCAACTGAAATTGAAAAAATGTTTGGTAAAAAAGATGGAGAATCAGAAACATGTTCACGTAGTCAAATTGCGATACAGAATAATATCGTAAATATTAAACGGACAGATGATGGAGTATGTAATGATGAATATGATGCCGGATTTTAGAGTAATTCGTATTATACACTGTAATTTATAAATAATATTATTTTTTATTTGATATTATTTACATTTTGTATTATTTTATTTTTTAGTAACATCTGGGTTTTTAGTAACATCTGGGTTTTTAGTAACATCTGGTTTTTTAGTAATATTTCGTTTTTTAGTAAACATATTAAATGCTTGTAAATAATTATTCAAACTTTGAATATTTTGTTTATAGTCTGTTCCAGCAATAGCTTGTTCCATAATTATTCGAAATTCTTTTAATTCGGTAAATGGATATGCCTCAGTAATTAAATGATATTCAGGTGGTATATCTTGTAAAATTTGTGACGGCGATCGAATAAAATACATTTTTTCATACTTATTCTTTCCACCCAACAAAATCCAATCAATTGATGGCGACAACTGATTTAATTTAGTTGATGAAAATAATACTATAGGTAATTGTGCTATATCAGCTAATACCCATAAATCCAAATCAGTAATATAATATTCATTCGAAAAAATAATTGTTTCCAAATCTATTTTTTTATCAATACTAGTAATTCGTTCCACAATATCTTGTTTTCCTTGCAATTTTAATATATTCATTATTTTTCCAGAATATTCTTCCATTAATTTTTTATATCCTTTCCATAAAAGGACCTTGACATTTTGCACAGAAATTGCGGATTTTAAACGTTCTTGTAAAACACTAATTATTGCATAAAAACTACATACTGGAGTATTTTTAAATGTAATTTCATCTACTGTCTTGGGAAAAATGCGTTTCCACATACTATTTTGAATATTACCAGTTACTTTATCGCGTTTTTTAATACATTCAATTGTAAAATTAAATCGGTCTTTTTCTAAATCAGTCGGGTTAACGATTTTTTCTTGATTTTCCAAGCGGATTTCATTACTATATGTTTGAGTAATAGATGGTTCCGCAATATCATATGTAATATTTTTAACATAATGATTTTTATTAAATGGAGTTAGTCCTTTAAAATAATCAGTATTTAATACGGACTGTAATATCATAAATTCATCATCATTTATTTTATATTCGCTATTTTTTATATTCAAGTAAAAATTTGTTTGGAACATAAATAGTCGGATTCTTTTATAACGTATTAATTCATCAGCAATTCGACTATAATAAATATTTTTATTATCTAAATTACTTATTAAATGTTTGCTTGGGATAGTATATATATTTCCGGCTTGAGTTAAGCAATATAAATTTTTTTTTGTAGATTCAGATTCTTGTGGTTGTTCTATAACCATATTCTTGGAACAACCTGTAATTTCATCAAATAATAACAATTCGGCTATATCTATATCTTTAAACTGAATTATTTCACCAACTAATTCATGTAATAATTCAACAACTATTTTGAGTTTTTGTTTATACATTTTATATGGCGAATCCAATAAATCCAAGATTTTTTTACGTATTATGCGGTTCTCGTATTTATTTAATATATTACGTATTATTGTTCGGAATATTGTAAAAAAGTTGCTTTCTAACGAAATTTTTTTAATTGTTTCTTGGCGTTTTAAGTCCACCGTTTTGCTTGTTTCAATAACTTTATCTGTTTCTAAATAATTTGAACTTTCAATAGTTTCCAAATCATTCTCAACATCAATATTTTCAGATGGTGGAGAAACTTGGATAAATTGATTTGTTTCAGTTATAATACCTATAATTAGTCCATCTTCCAAGATTTTAATTTTCGGATCACATAATATGCGACCATGACTATCCGATTTGATTTTGCGTAATGTAGTCAATGTTGTATTATAGTCGGACCATATATCCTCATCCATATATTTAATTGGTATATCAGATAATTGGCTAGATGGTAAACAAGGCACAAATATAATAATATCACTACTATCATGTTTTGTAAGTAGACCAATAATTTTGCCTTGATAATTCACAATTTGATTTTGAATTGTATATTGTATTGAAACCAAGAGTCGATATAATTCGTCTGCTAAAATATTTCGATTGAAATTATAAATTCTTGGACGACTAGCTTGTGGCGAACAATAATTCTTGGATGAATATTGAACCAATGCCAATAGTTCAACAATGTTTTGCAAAGTTGTAGGTTTATTAATAAACATTTTTAATTCGTGTATTTTACCGGCACGTTCTTCATATAAATATACGAGTTCATAAAATTCGCCCTGTTTTAAAACTAATACAGTTTCTTTTCTTGGATCATATAATGTTGAATATGAATTTGTTGGGCAAACCAATTCGATTTTATCAGTAATATCAGAATTTGCAACTTCCATAATAATTAAATTGAGTCCGTCTTTCATAAGTTTTGGATTATAACCTATTAACATATCCCATATATAAGTATGATCAATAACTTGTTTTTCATCTAATAAAAACATTTTAAAATTTTCATATGATGCAATTGTATCTACTAAGAAATCATATTGTATTTCATCTTCTACTTTAATGCTTTTTACATATTCCGATTTTTGAAATTCGGGTAAATCTATATTAATCTTGGACAATTCAATCATTGCTGGTTTAAAAATAGATATTAGTGATCCATTATGATATTTTATAAATAAATCAATAGTAAGTGCATCTACCATTTTTTGTTTCAATTCACTAACTCGCGGAACGGCAATGCCCTGTTTATATCCATACATTTCGGCAACACATCCCAAAAATGATTGATTTAACACTTGTTCAACTCCAAATCTCAATAAACAAGGGGTATCTGGTTTAATTTGAGCCGAATTTGTTTTTACAGTAGCTGCTGCATTATTTGTTTTTAGGAATAATTGAGCATTTATTGGTAAAAACCCCCAACGTTTAGGTTCAAGCGGAATAATTGATGCACTTTTAATATATGATATAAATTTTGTTGCTGGATTTATGACCTCTTCTTTTTCAGCTTTTGCACATCGTTCTCTGCGTTTTAATTGTTCTTTAGACATTTCCCATTCACCCGTTTTTTCATTTTGTTGCAATTTAAAACAACATGGCACACAACTTCCATCTGGATGAGAATCCTCAAAAAAACTTGGATAATGTTCAATATATTCACCTTTAGTATTGATATGTTCTTTAGTATGACTATTGAATTCATATACATATGCACCTTTAGGAACTGTTTTTGACCCTGATGGTATAATACTACCACATTTACCTGCTTTTACATCAGCTTCTGATATAGATGTATTGGTTTTTAAACACCAATATCTTGGACAAATATACCAAAATTGATTAGTTGGATCAGAACCATATTTGACAGCATTACTATATGATCCTGGATTCTTTTCATCAATTTCGGCTTTTTCTTTTTCGGTTAAAATAACGGGTTGTCTATTAATATTAGCAGCACATTGTTTTGAATACGCCGAATATTTGCCTTCTTTTTTTGTTAAAAATAGTTTAGTATCTCGATTTTTTAACCTATTTAAAAAAATATTATGTAATGACATTCCGTCAATATTTAAGTTTTGTTCTGGTGATGTATTTGGGGATGAATTAGGTGATGAATTAGGTGATGAATTAGGTGATGAATTAGGTGATGAATTAGGCGTATCTTCCCCGCCTTTTTTAGTAGATATATTTTCATTATCAGATTCATATTCAGATTCATAATCAATCGGTTCAAATTCAATATCGGAATTATGAGATTCTATCTTGGATTTATCGAAATCTTTATTATTTTTATCTTCTTGGTCATCTTCATCTTCCTCTTGTTCATAATCTCCAAGATCAAATCCAGATTCTATCTTGGATTTATTTAAATCTTTATTATTTTTATCTTCTTGGTCATCTTCTTCCTCTTGTTCATAATCTCCAAGATCAAATCCAGATTCTTCACTTGATTTTGAATCAGGTTTTGTAATAACCGGTAATTTAGTAGAAAGTGTTTGTGATTTAGGCATTATTTTAATTGAATCTGTATTAATTTTATTTAATTTAAATTTAGATTCTTGGTCTTTTTCTTGGTCTTTTTCTTGGTCTTTTTCTTGGTCTTTTTCTTGGT